ACCATTTCAAGTAGGTCAAGATTCAGGAGATACAATGGATAAGTCTGGATGCGGTGATCATCCTGATAGTTTGGCACCAGGTAGAGCTGGATTTACAGGTGTTACTGTGCCTGTGAATAGTACACGACGACAGTTTAGTAAACGTAAAGTCAAAAAAGTCAAACAATAAGAGTCAATATGATTAAAGATTTGCGATTCTTAAGTTTCGAGATAGGGTCTGCTTGTAATTTATCAAGTAAACATCTGTGGTGTCCAATCAATGATCCTCTCCGATATCCTGATCGAGAATCTAAAAATCCGATGACTGATGACGAGATCATACACTTTGCTAAATCAGTAATAGTTAGGGGATTTGTCGGAGAGATTGCATTCCACTATTATAATGATCCATGCCTCTACCCAGATAGAATGCAGACTGTGATGGAGGCTCTGCCAGAAGCTAAATTTATTTTGTGGACTAATGGATTTCTACTCCATAACCTCTCTGATGATCATATCAAGAAGTTCAATCGTGTATGTGTTAGCGTTTATGAAGAAAAAGATATGCAGCATTTTCAAACTCTATGTAAGATCTATCCTAATATGACAGCGAGTTGGGCTCCTCATGATAATCGTATAACTATGTATGATCAGTGTCATTTATTAGCGGGAGGTTGCGTTCGTCCGTCTCGAGTAGAGATGGTAGTTAACTATTATGGACATCTGAGAATGTGTTGCGGAGATTACCGAGGCAAAGTATCTATAGGACACATATCTGAAGAACACGTTGCACTTCTTGACAAATGGGAAAGTGTTGCAATGAATTGTTATAATGCTGTATACTCAATATGTTTCCAATGTCTTGCAATACATTCACCAGCAATTAGGAGTTGATATGAAGATAGGATTAACATTATTATGCAAAGATGAGATAGATATTATAAAGCAGTGGATAGATTATCATATATTTCGATTTGATTATACGATTATTCAAGATAATGGTAGTACAGATGGCACGTTAGAGTATTTAAGATCTATTCAAAGTGACACTGTTTTTATTATAAGTATACCTGAACAGACTTATAAACAGTCTGAATGGGTATATGCTATGGACTGTACTCTTAGAAATCTTGAATGTGTATGGGCTGTTAATGCTGATGCTGACGAATTTTTAGATGGTGATGTGCGAGCATCATGTATGCGAGCTGGTACTTTACAACAGATTTATTCACATGGCACGTTTATGCGACCTACTGTATTAGATCTTAATATTGAAAATCCTATTGAACGTATCACATACCATGATCCTTGGGAGCTCAAGTATTCTAATGATAAAGCAATAGTAAATCTCACAGGACTCATTGGAATTTGTCAAGGCAATCATTGGGGATTCTGGAATGGTAAAGTAAATAGTGTGTTTGATCCAAGCTTGAGACTTTATCATTATGAACAACGCTCTATTCAGCAATTTATTAAAAAGTATAAAGGGCATTGGACTGAAGAGAAACTTAAGAATATGGGTGAGGGTTGGCAGGCTAAGAATAAATTGTGGGTTGAGGGTGGAGATGCTGCGCTTGTAGCTTATTACAATGAACATGTGTTAGTTTCTGAAGAAGGAATAAAAAATCGAAAATTGACAAAATTATAGAGATTGATATATGCAGACTTCATACTATGCAAAATCTTCAAAACATCCACAAGCTGTATCGATTGCTGCAAAAGCTCCTGATTGGTTCACAGGTCGTCAGTACAAAAAGTTAGCACCCAAGTATTGGTTTTTCAAGAAGTACAAACTAGATGGTGATGAAGAGTTCTATAAATTGCAGTATCAAAAAGAAGTGTTAGATGAGTTGGATCCGAAGCAAGTGTTTGAAGAGCTTGGTGAAGATGCTGTAATTTTGTGTTGGGAAAAGTCTGGAAAGTTTTGTCATAGACATTTAGTAGCAGAATGGTTGATGAAACATTTGAATATCGAGATAAAAGAAATTGAGTAGAATTCGAAATATCGATCTGAATTCTGCTGATTATATATATGCGAAAGATAACTTTCTTATCGTTGAAATGAATGGTAAGAAATTGTACTTCGGTCCTTATAAGAATTTTCGTAGACGATGTAAAGATTACTGGTATGTCATAAGGAAATGGCGTAGAGATGCTGAAGATTCTACGCAATTAAGATCGATAAGTTTGTGGTCAAAGATCTGTAGAATATTGAGATTGAGGTAGACTCTATTAAGTACCCAAGGACTAGACACCTTCCTAATTCTGAGGGTATCTCAGATGACGACGAGATACTTGAGAATGATCAGTGTTTGATAGGCAAGGGCGTAATTTATACAGAGAAACTCGACGGAGAATGTACATCGTTGAAATCAGACAGATGTCATGCAAGAAGTGAAGAATCTACGCATCATCCATCTCAGTCATGGATTAAAGCACTTCATGCTCAAATAGCGTGGAAAATACCGGAATACATTCAAATTGTGGGAGAAAATGTCTTTGCTAAGCATAGCATTTTCTATGATAAGTTGTCTACGTTTTTCTATGTGTTTGCAGTAATCGACTTAGAGAGAAATGTTTTCTTATCAGTAGATGACACTATCAAAATTTGTAACGAATTTGGACTGCAATATGTACCGATTTTGCAGAGAGGACCATTTGATCCTGCGTTTAAAGTGCCAACAACGTCAGCATTTGGCAACGAAATTGAAGGCTATGTTGTAAGGAGCACAGATGAATTTCTAATTGATAAAATGAGCATTAATATGGCAAAATGGGTTAGAAAATCTCATGTGAAGACCGATGATCACTGGAAAACAAATTGGACTCCAAATAGGATGAATAATGGAACACATTAAAGAGAAACTGATACAAACTGCTAAAGAGCGATTTACACACATCAAACCATGCGGTAAACACAAGTCTTTGCATGATTGTTTTACTGTGCAAGACAATACATTAATGTTTTGGTTTAACACGCATGATGACACTACTAAAGTCTTACGACATGAATTGGCTGATGAAATTAATGAATGTGCTTGAGACAATGAACTCATAAAAAGGAGTAACTATGAAGAAGTTCATAATGTCAATTTGCTTATTAGTAAATACGGCATTATGTGCTTCTATGTGTTTTGGATCATATCAACCAGTATTTGATTTAATTGACAAGAATTATAAGAAACAGCAAGTAGAATTTGACAATCGACCATCGCAAACATTACAATTCATCTACAAGTTCATTCCAATAGAACTCTATCCTACACTTTGTCTTGATTCTGCTAGTAAATCTTTGTTAAAAGGTGATGATGTCTATCTTTGTGACATTACAATTAGACAAGTCAAACCAAAATTTAATGGAGAAAGAATAACTATAGCAGTTTTGAACTATACATTGTCCAATTGCCCTACAGTAAAGACATACAAGCTATTTTTCTATTACTATGACACAGCAGCCAAAGTATGGACTGAAGATCGAAAACCTATAACTATCATCATGCAACTTCAAAACAAAAGTGATTGCTGGTATTATTGCACTAGCATTGATAAATGATATTCATTACCGGTGACACTCACATACCTCACGATATCAGCAAACTAGCTACTGATTCGTTCCCCGTAAAAACTCTCACTAAAAATGATGTAGTCATAATTTGTGGTGATTTCGGCCTATTATGGGAAGATGAACCTGACAAAACTGAAATTTACTGGACAAATTGGTTAATTGAAAAACCATTCACTACATTATTCATCAGTGGCAATCATGACAATTACAATAGACTAGCTAAACTGGACGTCATTGAAAAGTTCGGTGGGCCCGTCGGCATTGTTAATGATAGTATATTCCATTTGAAAACTGGCTACATATATATTATTGAAAACAAAAAATTCTTTTGTTTCGGCGGTGCGATGACCACAGACAAAAATAGACGAATTGAAAATGAATCATGGTGGAAACAAGAAATACCATCAGATGAAGAGTTTGAATTAGCATTACACACAATTAGTGCACATAGTAGTGTAGATTATGTAGTAGCCCATACGTTACCAAGAAATAAGATTGCGAAATTATTGACAATATTTGGAATTGATCAATTTGGCGATTATAATACTGCTCCGCACGGCATGTTAAGTACTCCAAGAAGTGGTTATGTTGATGAAGTATCAACATCATTGATTCAACGACTTTCTGATCCGACTGCAAAGATGTTAGAAGAAATCTGCGACAAGATGTTGTTCGATCATTACTATTGTGGTCATTTCCACGAAGATATGGACATAGATGATAAGTTCAGGATTTTGTTTAATAAAGTGGAAAAGCTACATGATATTAAGTAAACAATAATTACTATGAAAGCGTTAAAAGTTAAACTTAATTTGTCGTGGTATCAGAAGTTAGTGTTGAATACACTATCTAATGAACATAGACTATTGTATAATCATTTACTTGAACATGCGAAAAACACTGGTACAATTGTAGGGTTCAGTAAGGAATGTAGCAAGTTTAGGCGAGAGAACAATTTAACTATACAATATAGACCGGCTTATGAAACTTGTAAAACACTAATCAATAGTGTGAAAAGCTATCTTGCTAAAAAGAAAACAGACAAAGCAGCTAGACTCCCATATAGATTCAAATCGTGGAAGTACTTTACAACTATTCAATGGCGTAATTGCAATTTCAAACTAAATGACAATATTTTAACTATTTTTATTGAAAATCACTACATTGAAACAGCAAAAGTATTAGAAATTCAATTACCAGATTACTGTAAAACAATTGTAGGTACTCTTAAAACTTTGCAAATAAAAAAAGAAGATGATGTGTACTTCGCTATCTTCACTTATAGTGAACCCAAAAAAGTCAAAACGTTCACTCAAGAGAAACTAATTTCTATAGATCCTGGCGTTACTAACATAGCTACAATCTACAACCCAGATAAGAAAGAGATTATAGAAATACCAAACGATCAATTTCACAAGCAGCTTGAAAAAAGAATAGAAGTCATACAGTCACTTCGTGACAAGAAAAAGAAATACTCTAGACGATATAAAAGACTAGCAGCTATTTATAAACGTTGCAAGAAAAAACTAGCAAATAAGAATAAAGACTTTCAGCATAAAGTCAGTAAGAAGATTGTAGATTACTGTATAGAAAATGAAGTGTCGAAAGTTGTTTATGGTGACATAAAGACTAAGAAGTTAGTGAAAGATTCAAAGTTAGCGAAGGATAGGGGATTGAATAAATCAACTCAGAATCAGGGCACGCTGAGTAGATTTAGAACTTTCATTGAGTACAAAGTACTTGACGAGGGTATATTATTTGTCAGGCAGAATGAGGCTTATACAAGCTGTACTAATTGTTTGACAAATGAGCGATTTGACGCAGAGCTGAAGCTGTCAGATCGCATAGTGAAGCTGAATGATTCTTTGATATTCACAAGAGATGGTAATGGGGCAGTGAATATCATGAAGAGTTACTGTGGTGACAGCGCCATACCAATTAAGGGCTCGTGGTTAGCCCATTTGGAGAGCGTAAGCTTTTCAAGGATGTTGCTAGATCATGACAAGTGGTCTAGTAATGAATTAACCACTACGCTAATAGATTGATTACTCTACGCTAATAGAATTGATTATTACTTTATACGGACATTTAATAACATGAGAGAAGACATTATGATTCGCAGGCAGCCACAACCGCAGCGTCAACCCCAACCAGGACAACGTATGCTCAAGTGAAGCTGTCGAAGAATCTCTTCTAAAAAGGCTTCACTTGAATAAAGTGAGGCCTTTTTTATTGTTGAAATAAGCACGGGACGTAATGCAGTGGTAGCATACAACATTTGGGATGTTGTAGTCGTCGGTTCAAATCCGGCTGTCCCGACCAATTATGATGGGGTCTAGCTCAATTGGTAGAGCCCATGCCTTTGGAGCATGTAGTTCGGAGTTCAAATCTCCGGGCCCCAGCCAAGCTTTCATGATGTATTTTAGCTGCAGTGATGCGCATTGATGACTATAGATACAAGTAAATTTGGTTGGGTGAGCGAAGCATCAAAATTGTTAAATATTAGTCATACATCACTTAGACGATTTGTTGAACGATACTGTAAAGATTTAGATATTTTTAGACGAACATCTGTCCCTATGGTGCAACTGGATAGCGCAGCAGTTTCCTAAACTGCAGATTGAGAGTTCGAGTCTCTCTAGGGACATTTTTGCGTGCCTGTTTCCTAACTGGATAGGGGATCGGTTTACGAAACCGATAGTGGGAGTCCGAATCTCTCCAGGCACGCCATTTTCTATTCCTCTTTAGTAAATAGTCTTCTAAGTCTATCATAAGATGGACTTATGGTTATTCCCACGCCGTATTATTTTATTGACGAAAGTAAACTACTACACAATCTTGAAAAAATCAAGCGTGTAAGAGATATTTCTGGTGCAAAATCTCTGCTTGCATTGAAATGTTTTTCAATGTGGTCTGTATTTGACTTAATGAAAAAATACATGGATGGTACTACTAGTTCTTCCTTGTATGAAGCTCGATTAGGATATGAGACTTTTGGTAAAGAAACACATGCTTATTGCGTAGGCTATTCAAAACAAGATGTAGAAGACATTAGACAATATGCTAGTAAGATCATTTTCAATTCTGTATCACAGTTAAAAGCATATCATTCTATAGTGGCTGACCTGCCAATTGGTCTTCGAATAAATCCTGTCGTTAGTCATTCTGATTATGATTTAGCTGATCCTGGCCGTAAATTTTCACGTCTTGGTGTTATTGATAAGAAAGAAGTTGAAAGTGTTTTGCCATTGATTAGCGGTGCAATGTTTCATTTTAATTGCGATAATGAAGACTTTGATGACTTTTCAAATATGTTAGACTTTATTGGTAACATGTATCGTGATGTTTTAGTGAAATTGAAATGGGTAAGTTTGGGTGGAGGAGTGTTATTTACTGAAAGTAAGTATCCGTTTGATATGTTTTGTAATAAGTTGAAGTCATTTAGCAGTAAGTTTGATATTCAAATTTACATTGAACCGGGTGAAGCTGCTATTTCTCATGCTGCAGAGTTAGTTACGACAGTTGTCGATATTGTGCATAATGAGATTGATATTGCGATAGTTGATGCTTCAGTTGAGGCGCATTTGTTAGATCGATTGATTTACAATGTTGAGTCAGAATTTGATAGAAGAAACAATGGTCATAACTATTATTTGATTGCTGGTCGGTCATGTTTAGCTGGAGATATTTTTGGTCATTGCGAGATTGAAACGCCTCTCAAGGTCGGTGACACAGTGCGTATTTTAGATGCAGCTGGCTATTCCATGGTTAAAAAGACGTGGTTTAATGGTTTGCAAATGCCCGCAATTGTTGTCAAGAGAATTGGTGGATCTATTGATACTGTGCGCAAATTTGGATATGAAGACTATAAATACAATTTATCGTAGGAGTATGCATGCACAACACACTAATCATCGGGGCAGGAGGGGTGGCACAAGTTGCAGCACATAAGTGTGCGCAAAATAATGATGTTTTGGGAAACATTTGCATAGCATCTAGAACTAGAAGCAAGTGTGACGATATACTTGAGAGTGTTTTTAGTCATGATAGTATGAAAGACAATTCGAAATTGCTATCATCAACCAGTGTTGATGCTCTAGATACTAAGTCAGTAATCGAGTTGATAAAAGAGACAGAATCTACTATAGTACTCAATTTGGCATCACCGTTTGTAAACATGTCAGTTTTAGATGCTTGCATTGAAGCTGGCGTGGCGTATATAGACACTGCTGTTTATGAGCATCCTGATAGAGTGGCTACAGTGTGTGAGCCACCGCCGTGGTATGGAAATTACGAATGGAAAAAGAGAGAAGCTTGCAAACAAGCTGGAATTACTGCTATTTTGGGTATTGGGTTTGATCCGGGAGTTGTTAATGCATATTGCGCATTAGCTGCTAGAAATTACTTTGATGTAATTGACACAATAGATATTATGGACGTGAATGTTGGAAGTCATGGTAAGTATTTTGCTACAAATTTCGATCCTGAGATTAATTTTAGGGAGTTTACTGGAAAAGTCATGTCATGGATTGACCGTAAGTGGGTAGTTAATGAGATGCATGAAGTAAAGAAAGTGTATGATTTTCCAGAAGTTGGTAAACAGACTATTTATTTATCAGGACATGATGAATTGCATTCATTGTCTCAAAACATTGATGCTAATAGTATACGTTTTTGGATGGGATTTGGTGACCATTATATCAATTGCTTCAATGTGTTAAAGAATATTGGACTATTGTCAGAGAAATCTGTCAAGACAGCTGAAGGATTAGATGTTATACCGTTGAAAGTAGTGAAAGCATGTTTACCAGATCCAAAGACATTGGCTCCCGATTATGTTGGTAAGACTTGTATTGGTTGTTTAGTTAAGGGTAAACGACTAGGTAATTATAGAGAGATATTTATCTACAATGTGTGCGATCATAAAGACTGTTACAAGGAGACTGATTCACAGGCGATTAGTTATACTGCAGGAGTGCCCGTAGCAGCTGCTGCAATATTAGTAGCAAATGGCATCTGGGATTCTAAGACTATGGTAAACGTAGAAGAGTTAGACCCTGTGCCTTTTATCAATTTGTTGGATAAGATGGGATTACCGACTAAGACTGAAATCTTAGTGGGTTGAATTGATTAGAATGATTGTGAATATACATATATTATCTCGAAGTCAAGTTGATCGAATTATTAAGACTTGTCGTTGTAAATTCAGTAATTGGGCATTGATATCTATTTATAATACAAAAGGGCCAGTTGTTGATGAAAATGGTGTGTTGGGATTATTAGGTTGTCACGAAGTATTGAGCATTAGATTTTCTGATATTTCAAATACGCAGTATGATAGTATGAGTAAGTACAAGAGTCGTAAGAAACATTTAGTGTTATTTTCAGATGCTCATGCAAAACAAATAATTGCTTTTATAGATAGATTAAAAGATAAGATAACTGATCTAGTCATTCATTGCGAGGCCGGTATTAGTCGTTCAGGAGCTGTTGGTTTATTTGTATGTAGATATTTGGGATTGGACGAGACAAAATATCGTGATGCTAATAGAAAGATAAACCCAAATCAATATGTGTTTGATGTGCTGTATAAAGTATCGGGTATGAAAGCTGATTATGAATCACTGTGGCATAAACTAACGAATGCGTAGGAGAACGTGCCATGGCTTTTTGTACTTCTTGTAATGTACAGATACCGAAAGAGAAGCACGAATGTGAAAATTGTGGTGAGCCGTTATGTGAGACTTGTTACGCTGAAAATGAGGGCATTTGCAAAGAATGTAAAGAGGATGTTGTTGATGTAGGCGATGATGAATTATTAGATCAAATGGAAAGTGTATTCGACGACACTATTGAAGATTTATAGGGAATATCTATGAATTTCACTAAAGTCTGTCAGTTGTTAAATGTACAACACATTGACGCTGCCAAAGACGTAATGGCTGATATTTTGCAAGAGTACACGATGTCTTATAGACATTACCACAACATGTTGCACATTAATGATTGTCAAACAGAATTAGATCTATTGGATCTTGATGATGTCGAGAAAGCTATTATATCATTTGCCATATACGAACATGATATTGTGATATTGCCGTCTTCATATATTAGTGATGTTGATTATGAAATGGAAAAATTGTCAGGTTATCGATGTATGCATGACTGTTATAGATTGGGTGTCGAGACACAAATAGCAGAAGAGATTATGTCATTGATAAATGCAACAGCATTAAGTTCTCAGAACAATGTAGATTTTTTAACGTCAACAAAAAAGAAGATTATAGCTGACATTGATATTTCGATTTTCGGTAAAGATTTTGATTATGTTATGGACAGAATGGAACGAGGTGTTCGACAGGAGTATTTTTACGTTACTGACGAAGTATATAAAAGAGAACGAATTAAGATATTGAATCAACTGCTTGCAAATGGATTTGTATATCATACACCATATTTTCGAGACAAGTACAATCAGAAAGCTATTGTGAATATTAAGCAGTTGATAGTATATTTAGGAGGTAAAATTGTTTGACTTAGAGATGATAAAGCCGTTCATTAATGATGTGCTGTATGTGTTACAATCAAGTAAAGTTGGTGATACTGTTGACAATGGCTGTGGTGTAGAATTTGATATTAAAGAATATGCAATAGTTGCGCTTAAAGATGTAAGTGATAAATTTGATGATGAAAAGTATATGTGTCTTACAGTTGAAGAGAGTGAAACAGCAATGCTGGGAATGTTAGATAGATTATATGAAGATGGATATGAGATAATTTGGAATAATAAAGAGTATAAACTTCTAGAGCAAACGAAGTTTGAAATTGTTCGTTGTGGTGTTGATGTTTCTGTAAAGATTCATCGAATGTATAGACTTACAATTAAGTTTGATGATATTAGAAAGCACTATGCTGATCGAGTTAATGTGACAGAGTTGAATACACATGATTTGTTTTATCAGTTGTTTGAAAATGGTAAGTTATCAAATTTGGCTACTGGTGCTGGGTTTGTAACTGATAATGTAAGATTAGATGATGTTAAGATAAGACAAGATGAGTTAGTGTTTGAATTTCATTGTAAGAATGAAATAGGTTATCAGTGTAAGCCTGTGAATTATTCTTTTAGAACTGTGACGCAAGAGCAAAGTGATGCAATTCAGTTGAAGTTTGAAAATCCGAATTTATCAATAGATCTGATTGACAAGATGATTAGCGAATTAATGAAATCATGATGACAACGGGAGCATTTGCATTGCCAAGCGGCGGTGGGATGCAATTATCTGTCATTGTCGCAGATCCGCCGCTATTTTTACATTAAGAGGTCTTTATGATGAGTTACATCGATATATGGCTTGATTAATTGATTGATAAGGTTGATATTCATGTTCTTTGAAATTATGGGGATGACCTGGTTTTCGACAGATTGTGTGAAGTCACAGTTGCATGTGGAGGATGATCGTTGGCCTCCTAAAAATACCGGTCGAAATTTAACTGCCAAAACAGTTAATGCCGGAATCCGTTTCGCTATGCAGTTCGCTGCAATGTGCGAAATGGCGATGCCGGTTGCAGCTGTTGCTTAATTAAAAGCAACTAAGATTCTGATGGAGCCACAGCAGTTAGAGTCTGACAATTCATATGTGGATAGGGTAACCGAATCGTAGTAGAGAAGGTGACCGAAATTACATCTACGGCTCTCATCTATGAAACTTGCTGGTTCTGAGTATTGAATGAGAGCGCTTTGTAGAACCAGATAAACATGTAGTAGCTGTTACGGATTGCATTCTGGACGAGGGTTCGATTAACAAAATGGTCGCATTGGTCAGTAATGACTAATGAAAAACGGGTGAATTCAGGGAACTCTAAATCAGAAATGACATGATAACCCTGAGCCAAGCTGACCGAAGAGGACAGTTGTAAGTCAGAAGGTGCAGAGACTAAGAGGTGAGAAACTCAATCAATAAACCTCTATTAGCGCCCGTTATCCATAACCAATGGATAAAGAGATAGTCCACACTACAATGAAAATTGTAGATTATGTGTCCCTCCATCTCCATTATTTCAAATTCTTATTATGAAAACAAATGTAGCTATTCTTGGCGGTGCGTTTGACCCGATCACTGTGGGTCATGTCAAAACTGCTGATCGAGTATTAGCAACTGGACTAGTAGATGAAGTATGGTTCATGCCGTGCTTCAAACATCGATTTGGTAAAGTGATGGCACCGGTTGAAGATCGATTAAACATGTGCAAGTTGGCTATTGGTATTGATATCAGGTTGAAATTATCGACGTTTGAAATCGTGTGCGCTAATCCTATAAAAGGCTGGAGCAATTTTTCTGGCGAAACGATATTAGTAGCTAAACAATTACAAACAAAATTAGGAAAAGTTCATGCGTTTAGTTTTGTTATTGGTATGGACAATGCCAATACAATTGATAAATGGTCTAAATATGAAGAATTGATAAACATTGTTAGGTTTATAGTTGTTCCTAGAAAAAGTGAGACTAGAGATACTAAAGTTAATTGGTATTTGAAATATCCTCATGTTTATTTAGAAGATGCAGATATACCTGAAATTTCGTCAACAAATATAAGAATGGCAGTGAAACAAAATAATATCGAGTTTCTTAAGAATAATTTGCAACCAGAAGTTTTGCAATATATAAATAAGAATGGTCTTTATCGTTCATAAACCATAGGAGGATGATATGGCTATTAAGAAAGCAATTACGTTACAGAGCGACATTGTAGTGGCAGATGCATATCATAAGGTTGTTGCGACTAATACAATTCGTAATGGTCAAGATAATCGTATATTGATTGAAGTTGCGATTTATAAAGATGAAGCTGCAAAATGTGCAGACAAAAGTCCAGTTATGACTTTTTGTTTGCCGCAGATATCTGGAGATGATATGCAGAAGTTCTTTTCAACTGATGTATTGAATGCTCAAGGAGTTAATCAGATTAAGCAATGTTATGAATATTTGAAGACTCAGAACATTCAGGGTATTGACTATACTAAAGATACTATGGATGTATGATTGTTCGTTGCGCAAGGTCAGTTTTCCGCACAGGCCGCTAATCGTAAGAAGTTGGCGGCCGTTTTTTTGTTCTGTCGAGCTATATACGCGTTTCACTAAAATTTATTTTTAATTATCTTATTAGTAACAATAATGCTTAATGTTGTCTGTAATCTTCTTCAAGAAAATATCTTCATCTGCTTGGCGATAGTTAAACTGTTAATTGATATTATAACTAATAATTAACAATATAATTGCACAATGTTGCTAACAAAGACGATTATTGTAAACTATACTGAGAATATTTAATCTCGCAACGAGATTAATGATAATACTTAAAATTTATATATTAGACAGCAGACAAATAGATTTATTCAAAATATCCTTTAGTCGCTTATCTGACGAGCTAAATACATGGTCAAAAACTCGTATAATTAAATATTTAATTCTTTATAATAATAGTTGTCTATCTTCAATAACAAGATTGATTTAGATAATAGCATGGCCTACAATTCTAAAGCAGAATTACAAAAGATCTACAAAAAGGTCGACTTAAATAAGTTTTTTAAGCATTATCATGCTAAAGTTAATAACTGTGGTAATGAACTTAGAATGTGCTGTATATTGCCAGGACATAAAGATAGTTCACCATCTGCAAGTTTTAATATAGATAAGATGATATATAATTGTTATGTTTGTGGTGGTCGAAATTTTTTCAAGCTAGTGCAAGAGTTAGAGAGTTTGAAATCATTTGGAGCTTCTATAGAATTTGTTAAGAAGATGATTGGTTATGAGAGTGACGAAGTTACTCAGATAGATAACGTGATAGATGAGTTGAATGATGTTTTGAATGAAGAGGGTATTGAGCATAAAAAAGTAGAATATATAGAGATTGATTTTAGTAAGTATCCAGAATTTGAAGATGCATCATTACATTTTATTAAGGTTAAGAAGCGTGTTAGTCATCAGATGATAAAATTATGGAATCTGAAATACGCAGTAAGTGGATATTACAAAGATAGGTTAATCATACCGATAACGGTAAACAATCGAGTGATGTCTTTTGCTGCTAGAGATATGACAGGCAAAGCAAATACGTGGTTAAAGATATTGAGTCAAGCTAAGAAGGATAAGTTGACTGTTACTGAGATAGCTGAGTTGAAGAGTAAATATGAGTGTAAGAAGATTTTGTATCCACCAGTGTTTGACAAAGTAAATGGAGTGTTGCAGGGTAATATTATTTATGGTTCTCCGATACAGCATTTATTGTTTAATTACGATAATGCAGTACAGACAGGTAAAGATTATGTTATTTTAGTTGAGGGTGTTTTTGATTGTATGAGGTTGTTTGCTTGGGGATTCAACGCTGTTGCACTATGCGGCACGAAACTGAGCGCACATAATAGATCTTTGCTGCTCAAGCAATTTGATAGAATTTACATTGCACTAGACAATGACATTGGTAAAGCTAAGAATGCAGGGCAAGAGTCAGCACAGGCTATCAAAGATAGCTTATATAATCGCGTAGATGTATACAATATTGTTTTACCGCCGAACAAAGATCCTGACGAGTGCACTAGAGAAGAGTTTGCTCAATACTTTGCTGATTCAGACAACAGTGATGCAAATTTATTTTGAAAAGGTATGTACTTTTGGAATGTTTCTAATTTATTTATATAGCATTAGGTGCCTGTTAATTTTAGCTTTAGCAATTCCTACCACAAAACCCATCCACAATACTTCACTTCGTTTGTAAGGGGGGTTCATGTTAAATTCAACCGCTACGGTTTCTAAACCTACTTATATAACTGATGAGCAGTTAATTGCTCAATATCGAAGTCCTCAAACTACAGATTCTAAGAGAGTACAGATATTTAAGACGTTGCTAATGCGCAAAAGAGAAAATGAAACTAAAGCTTCATGGGATACTGTCATTAGGAAGTATGTACGGTGGCGAATATCAAAGTCCAGACATGGTTTTGATATTTATAATGAAGATGATCTATACCAACGATGTTTATGCTGTCTATATAAAGCTATGTCAGAAAAGTTTGATTTCAGTTTTTGCACTAAATTTTCTACATACATGTATACTGCACTTGAAAAGACTGTAAACAGAGTCCTCGTTGAACTTCGCAAGAAAAAGCGCACGGTTGAAATTTGTGTTGAAGACGCAAATGGTAAAAAAGTGACTAAAAGATTAAGTCCTCATTATTTCACTGACAGTTTAAGTAAACCGGTTAACAATGATGATAGTTCTGGAGCCACTTTAAGTGATATAATAGCTGACAAAGTTGATGATATATCAGAAGATGAAGCAGTGATTGCAGAGGCTATATTGAACAAATGTAAAAAAGAATTGACACCAATGCAATATGACATATTCATAAGAAGTGACATCCAAGGTCTTATTACTGGTAAAGAATTAGCAAAAAAGTACAATAAATCAGAACCCACTATATCAGCAATTAAAAAGCGAAAGATTGCCAGAGCGATAAAGAAAATAAGGCACGAGACAATTGAAGAATTTGATTTGGTAGCAGATAAGCGACTCGTCGCAATTTAGTTCGTAAATCAAGGAGCGAAATTTGTCAAAAATTCAACATGATTAAAAATTCTAAATGGTATGCGCTTTTTGTCGTCCAAGGAAAAGAATTTTATATTGCAGATAGACTCAGATCATTAGTAGAAGATAAAAAAATTGATGAAGTACTGCTACCTACTGCAAAAGAAATCTACGAAGTTCGCCGCAAAAAAATCGTTCGCAATATAACTGTCTACCCTGGCTATTTATTCATCCGTGCCAATCTCGACAGTGATATTCAATCAGCAGTACTCGAAGTCAGCTTTGTAATGAGATTTTTGGGCTTGGGCCACGCTTTATATATTAGAGACGAAGAAATGGAAGTCGTTAGAGCAATTGCAGGGAATATAAAAATCAGTAGTGCTTTTAAGTATAAGATTGGTGATATGGTTGAGATTGTCGGTGGCCATTGTAAAGGCTTATCTGGACGAGTTATCGATATCAAAGACATAAACACGTTAAATATAGAGATTCAAATTTTCAATAGAGCAATATACACTAACTTAAAAATAGATGACGTCAAGGTGGCATAATGGCAGACCTTCAAACACTATTTGATTTACAAAAGAACCTTCAATTACTGCATGGTCACGATTTTGATAAAATGACAATTGATGAAAAAGAAACATACACACGAGACATGATATTGTACTTGTCTGAAGAAACTCACGAGTTGTTAAGGGAGATAAATTTCAAGACATATAAGAAAACAAAAAAGCCTGTCAACATTCAGAATGTTAGAGAAGAAGTAGCCGATATTCAACATTTTGTAATCAACTTGGCCTGCTGTTGGGGGATGAATGCTGAAGATCTTATTGCAGCATTCGTTGACAAAAATAAAAAGAACGTTCAACGCGTTCACGACAAAAATTACTGACCAATCGTTGCAAATCTATAGGACTAATCAATCATGAAAATTGGTTATTCAGCTTGGGGTTTTGTTGGCGACGGAGTCGTAGATTCTCCTGACGGCGGTCGTCTTACTAGAGCTTTACTCATTGAACATCTTTTAAATGAAAACTACGACATTGTCTGGTTACAACAAAATCGAGATGTTGATGATCTTAACAAGCCATTGTTTTCACAAGACAAAGAATATTTCAATATGCAAAGGCAGACGTTGTGTAAGCTTCAATATGATATTGGTTTTCCAAACATTGACATTTTATTTCTTGAATGGCGTTGGATAATTCCTGGTCGAAATCACAATGTTAGTAAGACAAGTAGTAATTATACTCCAGATTATGATAGACAAAATGAATTACTTGAACATTACATTAAGACATCTACTCGAATCATAATCTGGGATAAGGATGAAAAGCTAACTGATATAGATGAACTATGGTTAAAATCAAATCGTAAATGGCCCTACCAAATTGAAATTTTGTCACCTGCTATCTACCCAATCACGCAACACTTCATTCGTAAAACTCTATTGTTTCCGTGTGATTTACAATCAATCAAAGGTACTAGAGTTAACAAACATTACCAACACTTGATTGGTTATGTAGGTTCTCAATATGAGCGTGATGAGCAAGTCTACAAGTATATCAATCCCTTCTCATTTAAGTATCCTCATCAAGTGTTGTTTGTTGGTAACTGGATAAAATATCCTGAAATAGCAAAACGTAATGATGCAAATTTTCCATGTATCAAATTTGCTAACCGTGTGTTACCAAGAGAAATGGGTAATATCTACCGACAATGTCTATCAACAGTTTTGTTATGTAAAAGTAATTACGCTGATCATTGTCATATAACTCAGAGAATTCATGAAGTTGCTGCAAATGGAGTCATTGCTATTGGTCTTAAAGAACAGCGAGGCATTGAACAATTTGTAAACAAAGACCTCATAGTATCAGATTCTTATGATTTGATACAAGTAGTTAATATGTTGAATGAGATGAGAATAGAGAAGAGACAAGAACTGTTAGATGAAAATATTGACAAGTTAGAATTGTTTGACATTAATAACGTGATGAAAAAGCTTATTCATATTTTTAAGACGCAAGAATGACGACACGAAAGTGGATAAGATCTCACAATCGAGTTAAAGATGATAACTTGATTCAATATTATTTTGCAATGGGCTATAAAACAGACTGGAAGATTGAGAAAAGAACTGATTGTCATAAACCTTATGTATTGGCTAAAATTTGTACTGATGATAGATACGGTGCATTTTATAAACTGAAAAGCGCAAAAGCAGTGGCATTCTTTCATGATTTTGGATAGGCGGTTCGAATGAGTTATGTTATGGTTGATGTAGAATCTGACGGTCCAATTCCGGGAGACTATTCGATGATTTGTTTTGGAGCAGTTATTGTTGAACCAGGTTTAACTAAGACATTTTATTCAGAATTGAAACCTATTTCTGAAAAATGGATTCCAGAAGCTCTAGCTATCAGCGGATTTTCTCGTGAAAAGACTCTAACGTTTGCAGATCCTTCTTCAGTGATGTTGAAATTTACAGAATGGCTGAGACTAAATAGTAATGATCGGCCAATGTTCATATCAGATAACAATGGATATGATTGGCAATTCATTAATTGGTATTTCCATCATTTTACAAATAATAACCCTTTTGGTTATAGTTCAACGAATCTAGGGTCATTGTACAAAGGTATGATGAAAGACATGAGATCAAGTTTCAAACATCTGCGAGTAACTAGACATACTCACAATCCAGTTGATGATGCTAAAGGTAATGCTGAAGCATTTATTACAATGAAAACATCGCTGGGGTTACGATAATGGTACGATTTGATCAAAAAAACATAACTGACTTTTTCTTATTCCCTTCATATAGACCTCATCAACGAGAGACTATTGATAAAATACAGCAATGTCTTGTTGATGGTGTCAAAGACATTATCATTGAGATGCCTACAGGATCAGGAAAGTCTCCGGTAGCTATTGCATGTGGATTGTGGTCTGAGAATTCTTATTGTCTTACATCACAAAAGATTTTGCAAGATCAATATACTAAAGATTTTACTGAAGATCCTAGAATATCTGTGATGAAGGGTCGAGGCAATTATGAATGTACATTTTTGGGCGAACCTACAATGTGCAATGAGTGTTATGAACCTGCAAAAAAGCAATGCTATAAAGATGGCACGTGCCTTTATCAAATTGCAAAAAAGCGAACGATAGCAGCACAGATAGCACTGATGAATTATTCATATTTTTTGAACGTCACTGATTGCGATCCAAGCAAAGCATTTGGAGAACGTAAGCTGCTGATATGCGACGAAGCGCATTCACTTGAAAGCGAGTTGATGGGTCAGGTTGAGTTTCTGCTGTCTGAATTCATGTTTAAGCGTGCTGGATATCCAGTGTCAATACCGACATATGAGTCACTGGAACAGTATGAAGTGTGGATGAAAGACAATATTGAACAAGTAAAGACGATATTGGGTAAGAAAAATGCAGAACTAGACACGTTGAATCGATATAGAGTTGGTATTGATCGAGTATCTCATGAATTTAAGAAATTATCAGGCGAAGCGACAGAATTAGTATCTCAAGTTGAAGATATTGATAGACTTTATCGGCGAATGACGACGTTTTTGAATACTCTTGGCACTGTAGAATGGGTATTCACAGTTGAAAAAACTGAAAAGCTAAAGATGAAACGGATAGCTTTCAGACCATTGACAATTGACATGTTTGCACCTGATTGCCTATTAAAGTATGGTCAACAACGATTATATCTGTCAGCTACTATTCTTGACAAAAAGAGTTTTTGTCATAGTTTAGGCATTGAACCTGACGAAGCTGCCTTTATTCGAGTACCGTCAACATTTCCAGCAGAAAATCGAAAGATATTCTTCACTAACTCTGGCTACATGAACATGGCTAACATTAACGACACATTACCTGAAATTGTTAATGACTTGAAGAAAGCACTAAACTATCATAAGAACGAGCGAGGATTAATTCATTGTCACTCGTATAAAATTGCAAATTATATACAAGAAAATCTTCAAGACTCTCGATTGATATTTCATGATACATTGACTCGTGAGAAAATGCTACAGAAGTTCATGTTGTCAGATGAACCAAGCGTACTTGTGTCACCATCAATGACAGAAGGTCTTGATCTTAAAGATGATTTGGCTCGATGGGAAGTAATAGTTAAGATACCATATCTATACCTTGGCGATAAGCAAGTATCTAGAAGGATGGCGATTGATCCTGACTGGTACAATTGGCAAACTTGTTTGACATTAGTACAAAGTTATGGCCGGATATTTAGATCAGAAGAAGACTGGGGAACAGCATATATCTTTGACAGTGGTGCTAGAGGATTCATTCAACGTAATAGAAGTATTTTGCCTGACTGGTTCATAGAAGCGTGTCAATTTTCAAAGGGTAAATGATGAAAGACAAATTTTTTAGAACCTGTCGACCGCTTTTCGTTGCACCGTTTCGAACAATTTTATCACTAACAATCATGGCATTATGGGTTGCAAGTTTGATAGCTGTTACTGTTAATCACAGTGTCTTTATTATAGTATATTGTTGTATTATGACGTTGTTAGAGTCACTTTATTTGTGTGGGCTGGTTTTATGGGATGCGATTGAATTTGAAAAGGAAATGCAATCATGACAGACTCTCATTATAGTGGAGAACTTTCAGAAGCCTTTTGGGAACTCATTCATGTCCTTGATGATGAGAAGAAAACTCTCTATGACCTGGGAGTAAAGTTACAAGATCTGGAGCATGAAGTGTTGAAGAAAATAGGGGAGCGTTATCAGTTCGTTGAACGTTTGAAGACAGAAAATGAAAGTGATTCTCGGGGTTGGGCAGAAACTCCCGCATCTGAAGAATGCAATTGTGCGATATGTAAACATGTAAGAGAAAGAATGGGCCCTCAATGGCCGCAGCTTAGAAAGAGTTAACATTATGGCTACATCATTTGCAGAAGCATTGCTTAAGTCAGGAGTTGTAGCAACGACAGATATTGAAAGAGTTGAGAAAGAAAAGCAGCAAGCGTTAGTTGAAGAAGCAAAGAAAAGAGAGCAAGAAAAGCGACAATCAGAGAGAATACCTTCTTCTGCTTATAGCCGACCAGATGATTCTGAAGAATTTGTCAAACTTAACAACATGTGGACGAATGAACGATCACGAAAATTCATGACTCACTTGTTATATGCATTCATGCCATATACTAAAGTCACATCATTATTTTCATTTGCTGAAAGACCTCGAGATAGAAAATGTTGTATCTGCTCTGCTAACATTGCTGATGCAGACGAATTTATGCGTAAAACGATGAGTACAGATCTAACTAACTGTATTTGTCAGGAACTAAAAGACGAAGTTGATGGTCATCCGTGGTCACAAGAACAACGTCGAACAATGTTTGGTAACATATTTGAAGGCAAAATAATAGGTGTAGTATCAGATGAATCAAAGTGCGTGTTTTGCAGGCCGTGTTATACTTCATTTTACAATTGGGCGTTGCGACAATTGATGATGGGCAATCGCGACATTTCAAAAATTGTGCATAAGTTGATGAGACAATCAATATAGCTCGTGATTGGAAGTCAGTATCCGTAAGGACTGGTACGAGTTAGGTGAGAACTCGTTTTTCCTTCCAATTACGAGCTTTTATTTTGTCGTTTTTTTGAATTAGCATTAAATCTATTGACATTTTCAGTATATAATCATCTATGATATTGAAAAAAGTCATATCTGGTGGACAAGACGGTGCTGATACTGCCGGCTTAATGGCTGCACGACATTGTAACATTGAAACTAGTGGGTTTATACCTATAGGCTGTTTGACATTAAGTGGACCAAATGTTGATCGTGCAAAACAATATAATTTGATTGAATTTGGTGATTACAAAGAACGAACATTCAAAAATGTAAATGAATCAGACGCGACAATTAGGTTTGCTTCAGATTGGAATTCTTCGGGTGAAAAATGTACATTGAAAGCTATCAAATTATGCAATAAACCTTATTTGGACATACCAATTAGAAATTTCTCAAGTATTGCAGATTTAGAATTTGAGAGAGTTTGCACATGGTTAAATGAAAACCATGTAGAAACATTAAATATCGCCGGCAATGCACCTGACAAATCTGCTAATATAACTGTATTTGTATATTCTTATCTTACTAAATTATTTACAATGTTTGATATGTTAGTTTAAACTAGTTCGTTAATCTATTGACATTTTTAGTATAAGAGACTATATTCAAAGGAGTCGAGTAAACTATGTATCCAAAACTACACCCAGAGCCTGTATATGTGGACATTAACTCCAGAGTATACAAAACCCCGCGGGACAAAATAGCAGCAGCTTATGCTGGGGCTATAGCTTTTAAGGAATGTTTGATATGGGAGCTGAGTGCCATATTGGGAGTCACTACATTCAAAGAGCAGTACGACAAAGCTATGCCTGCTTGTATTACAGCAGCAAATCAAGTAGGTCTCTCAGCTACAGTTGATACTTTGGAGTACCACAACCCTGGGAAAGGTTTAGAGATCTTTATTAAAGACAAGTTGGAACACAAAGATAATCCGTTCTACCCTTTCTTTGAGGAGCTATAAGAAATCGTGAAACACGAGTTTGGTAACTGTCAAACAGCATATTAACTTAACAAAGGAGTCAATGATGCCCCGTCCTACAGCAATTCAATTAGACAATCCCGATGATGAACAGCAGGAAAAAAAGAAGCTTGATGTGCCTAAGTGGCAAACTCGCGATGACATCAAACCCATTGTTAGTGAACTCATTGAGATGTTTCCTGAAAAGCTTAGTCATATCAAACCAAGTAAAATTGGTTATGTCGCATTTTCAAGGAAACGGTCTAAGAATCAGGCTAAGATTTTTGGCATGAAGCCTATGTTTGGTTTGTTTGCTAATATTGATTATGTACTTAGTGTGCATTTAGAGCATTGGGTTATGATTACTCAATCAGAAAAGTACGTATTGATTTTGCATGAACTATTACATGTGCCAGCGCTTGGGTTTGAAGAAGGAGAGAAGGACTATCGCAAGTGCGAAGACCACGATATCAAAGATTTTTCTTACGTCTTAGAGCAGTACGGCATACATTGGGAGAACGTCGACAAGATCATGAAGACAAAAGAAGCTCATGCAAAAGAAAAGGTTGAAGCAAAAGGCTGATGAAAAAAGTAATACTGATAGATGCGAATCACTTACTAAGTCGTACGTATCACGTGCCGTCATTTCAAGATTTGAAAGTGACTATTGATGATCGTGAAGTGCTTACGGGTGCTACGTACGGCTTTTTGTGGTCGCTAAAGAAAATGTTTGATCGTTATAAACAGGAAAATGATAAAGTTATTGTTGTTTGGGATGGTGGCGGCAAAAATTTCAGACAAGAATTAAGTGTCGAATATAAAGCTACAAGAGCAAAAAAGACACCAGAATTTCTATTCCAAATTGGTTTAACAAAAGACTTCATTAGAGTATTAGGTGTCATGCAAGTGCAATTACCTAATACAGAAGCAGATGATATTATTGGAGTATTGACAATACAGGCTAGATTGAAGGGATATGATGTTTTAATAATATCAGGCGATAAAGACTTCAATCAGTTGGTTAGTAGTCGTGTTAGTGTTGCGCATCCTAATTCAGGTGAAGATGGCGATAAGATAATGACACCTGAAGTAGTAGAAGAAGAATATAGAGTGAAACCAAGTCAGTTTATTGATTGGTTAGCATTACAAGGTGATTCTTCAGATAATGTAGCCGGAATTGAAGGTATAGGTAAGAAGACAGCAGCAAAGCTAGTGCAATGTAATGGCACAATTGAAGATATTGTTAAAGCAGATGTACATTATAAATTTGCAAAAGATGGCACGAAGAAAGAAGTCAGTGAAAAGCTACAGCAAAAGATTAATGCTTCAAAAGAGCAATTATTGTTGTCTAAGAAGTTAGTAACTATTCAGAAGAAGTTTGATATAGAGTTGGTTATTGATCAGAGTGATGCTGACTATCATCAACTACGTGACATGATGAAGTTGTATGGTTTCTCTACGATGCTGCAAAAATTCAACGAGTTTATCTCTACATTCTCTTGATACGTTGATTGTCAATTTGTAAACACACGAGATAGCTATGAGCATCAGTTTCTCACACAAGGCATCCTTGCAATACCGGAACAACAAAAGGTGTAAAATTCGGTCGATAAGCAGTATAGTATAAAACCGTTGGTAATAGTTGCAGTTTCTTTTCCATTCACTTAACGTAGGAGGTCATCGTGGCAAAGGCAGAGAAGACAGAGAAGGCGAAGAAAGTTCGCCGGACAAAGGCTGAGCAGTTTCGTATGCCGGACTTGATCACTGTTGTTCAGGACGTCACCAGTCTTTCACGGCGTGAATCCAAGGTTGCCATTCAGGCAGTCGTGCATGCTGTGAAGAAGGGTTTGATGGACAAGGGATATGTGAAGATCCCTGGATTCGGCAAGTTCGTCAAGATTCACAAGAAGGCAACGGAGCGCAAGTCATTTGGTAAGATGACGAAGATTCCTGAGAAGGACGTCGTCAAGTTCCGTCCGCTCAAGAGCCTGAAGCTGCTTGTTAACGGCGTCATCGAACTCGAGAAGTTCGTTGAAGAAGAAGAGAATGCCGACGACAAGGAGTAAACGCTAGTTTCAGATTCATATCAGATTCATTGAGTGAAAGGCTGGTGCTTATGCATCAGCCTTTTTTGTGTAAAGTTGATGACCCAAAAAGTAAATCATATTATGAATGAAAAAGACAAATTCTGAATCTTCAAATTATTCATACAATCACCAATTTTCTGAGGAGTGCAAGATGGACTTTCATTGTTCAATAGCAACTGCCTTTGAACACTGCTACACTGATGCGATTGAATCATTAATGACATTAGGTCGTACTACATTTCCAAGAGGTATGGAGACAAAAGAACTAATATCATACATGATCGGTTTTGAAAATTCAAGAAAACGACTAATATTCAATCCAGAACGAAAAGTCAATTTGGCATTTATGCTTGCGGAATGTTTATGGATTATGAATGGCAAAGATGATGTAGAAATGATAACATTCTATAACTCAAAACTAAAACAATTCTCTGATAACGGTATTGATTTTCATGGAGCATACGGCCCAAGACTTCGAAGATTACTTACTACCGGTTATAACACTGTCGATCAATTTCAACAAGTAATCAATAAACTCAAAGAAGATCCTGATAGTCGTCAAGCAGTTTGCAATATATTCTATGCTGGAAAAGATTACATAAGCACAAAAGACGTACCGTGCACAATGACATTCCAGTTCTTCATTAGAGAAGTTGCAAAATGCAAAAAGCTTGAAATGATAGCATCAATGAGAAGTAACGATGTCTGTCTGGGACTTAGCACAGATGCTCACAACTTCTCTACAATACAGGAACTCATAGCTTCAGAGCTTGGTATTGAACCTGGTTGGTATTATCATGTTGATGGTTCATTACACATTTACAAAAGAGACTATGAATGGGCACAAAGGATACTAAATAATAGGCACCGAAAAGTTGGAGAGATATTGGAAGTGCCACCCATGCCACTAAATTCGCTACAATACATAAAAGTCATTGGTGCATTAGAAGAAATGATTCGACATGACAATGATTGTAGTTTAATACATACAGTTCCAGAATATTGGAAAAAATGGTTACTAGTATTTGCTTGCTATAAATCACTAAAAGAAGATAGATTAGATGAAGCAAATGATCATAACGAAAAAATCGGTAAAGATCATCCATTCTATATCTTCATGAAAAGAAGTATCGATAGAAAACTAGCAAAGCAAGCAGGTGAACATGAATAAATTGATAACAACATTACTTGAGCAAAATACAAAACAACAATTAGCTAATTCAAGCTTTAGTGAATTCTGTATACGTTGCGTGCTGGGTTCGGGAGAAGCTAGATACTGGTTTGAAGATGGAGTGCATGGCATAAAAGTTAGCGGTAAATTTTACTCATACAAAACACTTAAGATCATACATGATGACATGAAAGTACAATGCAGTGTCATTAGAAGATGTATTCGAAAAATCAAAGGCCTTGCTATTAGATTCGTATGACAGTGATCCAGAAAGAATTTAGCTAATGGACAAAGAAGAAATTAGACAAGCATTATATAAAACTGGTGAGAAAAAAGATTTCATTCACCTACACTTACATAGTGACTTTTCGCTCAAAGACGGTATCGGCAAACCAAACCAATATGCTAAACGAGCAGTTGAGCTTGGTATGCCTGCATTAGCAATCACAGATCATGGAAGTATTGGTGCTCATCCTTCATTCTTTATGTATTGTAGATCTGTGAATTTGAAGCCAATTGTTGGTGTAGAAATGTATCTGCAAAATAAACGAGAAGAAGTTGAAGCTTTCAATACGGCACTCGATAAGATAGATGAAAAAGTTAAAGTATTAAAGAATTCAATCAAGCATAAAAAAGCAAATAAAGTGTTGTTTGTAGCAAATGTTGATTTCTTCAGGCAAATACTAGAGATGCCAACTGCAGAGTTTGAAGATATTACTGTATTAGATTATTCTGAAGTTAAACAAAAACTTGACAAGCATCTTAAAAAATTACAAGCTCAAGACAAAGAATTGTCAGACAGTCGAGATGCATTAAAGCGAAATCAGCACATTGTATTGTTAGCAAAGAATGAAACTGGTCGTAAACACATTACTAAAATTGTTAGTGATGCTGCTAGAAATGGTTTCTATTACAAACCTCGAACGTCATTGCAATTTTTGTCTGAAAATAAAGAAGGCATCATTGTTACATCTGCATGTCTTGCAGGAATCATTAACAATGAAATGTTGAAACACGATAATGAGAAAGATGCAAAAGTAGCAGGATTGTTAGCTGCCAAAATGTATAAAGACATTTTTGGTGAAGATTTCTATATTGAAATTATGATGATTGAGATTGACAAACAAAGAGTTGTGAATAAATTATTACTAGAAATTGCTGAAGAGTTGAGTATAGAAGTGATTGTAACAAATGACGTTCATTATTTAGATGAGAGTGGTGCTAAAGCTCAAGAGATATCATTAATGCTCGGGTCAAAAGATGATGGTGGCGATCAAGTTACGATGAAAGATAAGAAGAGGATGAATGTGATTTCAGAGATATTAGTTGAGATTGGTGAAGATATAACTCAAGCTCACGTTCGATCTGTTTATAACAATTTTATTGAGCTTGACAGATTTGCTGAATTTAGTCCTGCAACAAATAAAGAATTAGGGATTACATTTGAAGAGATATTTGATATTGTTACTGGTAAGAAGAAATTCAAGAAAGTTTGGGAGTTTTCTACTAAGGGTTTTTGGTTCAAAGATCGTCACCAGATGATAGATACATATATTGACCAAGGTCATTATGAATACGTTAATGTTGAGACTTTTACAAGAGCTCTTGACAATACAATTAAGTTAGCAAATAAAGTTGAAGTATGGGAATGGGATACGAAAGAGAAGTTACCAAAGATACAGACTGAAGGTTTCGCTAGTAGTTATGACTATATGGTATCAATGGTTCGCGAAGGTTGGACTAGAAAAGCAGAAGACAGTTGGTATGAAGAAAATAGTGAGCATGTAAAGCGAGTTAAAACAGAATTGAGCGTTATAAGAAGGACGGAGATGGCCGATTATTTTGTAATTGTAGCAGATTACATTAAGTATGCAAAAAATAATAACGTTGTCGTAGGGAGTGCTCGCGGATCAGCTGCTGGGTCTCTCGTCTGTTATCTTCTAGATATTACAAATATCGATCCATTGAAGTTTAATTTGTTGTTCGAGAGATTTTTGAGTATGTCACGAAGTATGGCTATATATGATATGTCAGTACCGACATTCAAAGAGATTGAAGATAAAGCTGAGTTGTTTATGGACGAAGATTTTGATGAATGGTCAAAGAATAGACTCATCAAGCTTAATGAATAGGAGTCAATATGGCTATTAATCCTAACCCGCCTTGTGATACAACTACATGTAATCGCATGTTTGCTATTTCATCTATTAGAAAATACATTACAAATATTGTTGGTAAATACAAGAAATCTGCAAATGGTTATCTCAAATCTCATAATGGTTATCATAAAGATGAAAAACGAGTTCAATCTCCAGGCATTATCAAATATAAACCTAAATCACAAATTCTATTAGATAGTAGTCGTAATGCGTATTTAGACGCTGTAAATTTGATACATTCACAAACTTATGGAGCTGGCACGACAGGGTTATTTGGTGCAGGTCTCACGGGCTACACAAGCTACACAGGTTTGCGAGGCTGCACGGGTTTACAAGGTAGTACGGGTTTACAAGGTGTGACTGGCACGAGAATTGCAGGTTTGCGAGGTAGCACGGGAATTACAGGATTTTCAGGTTATGCAGGTAGTACAGGAATTATGGGTGTTTCAGGTTATAGTCGTAGCACAGCTTCTTCTGGGTATGAACCAGTGTCTCTTGATCCACCAAGCAGAATCTAGAGTTGGACTGAAGAATGAAAAAAATCATTTTGATAGTCAATAAAGATGTAACAATATCTGATTTTATACAAATCACTGGACTTAAAGAGTCTAATTTTTGGTTTCAATATATCATTCGATTATTCTGCTTAAGAGCAACAGTATGTAATAATTACGTTGATTTAGTTAAGTTTCTTGAAATGCAATTTGCAGTTGATTATGTAATTCGACAGCTTAATGCGTTTGATATTAATGGAGATACTTTTGTAAACAAACACACATTCATTCTGGATCAAAGTGATTTTGATCTTGATTTCAGTAAACTATCTTCTCGAAAATTCAAAGTAATAATGTTTGAGTAATTCAGTAGCACCAATAAGTATAGAAAATATCATGATTACAAAACTAGATTATGTCCAATACCTTTGTGAACGAAAACTGAAAGAATTGTCATTAGACAATACTCAATACATACAACAACTTGAACGTGAATTGACCAACATTGATGTACAAAACATTCAAGACTATGTTGTTGACCTAATCAAAAACAAAACTAAAATAGAAAAGCATGGCTCATTAGTCTACTTCTTACTTGGTATCTCAGACTCTGATCCTATCAAAAACAATATAGCTATCAAAATCAAAAAGCAATCTTCATTTCCAGACATTGACTCTGATTTCAGTATAAATGAACGTGAAGACGTCGTCAAATACTTCATTAACAAATACGGTAGTGACCACGTAGCAGCTATTGGTTCTTATGGCCAAATGAAAATGAAAATGGTCATGAGAGATATAGCTCGAATTTTTGATGTTGATTTGAATGACACTAATGAAGTTGTTAAAAATCTTGGTGATGATGTAGATGCGATGACTGAAGAAGAATTTGATATTGCCATTGCAAAAGAACCTGGTGAAGACGGTTTCAGAAATGACTTGTATGAAATAAGAAAATATCTTGAACGATATCCTCAAGTTCGTGAAGTACTATTCAAACTCAAAGGTCAATTACGACACCTCACAAAACATCCTGCAGGAGTTGTCGCAACTCCTACAAAAATTGATGAGACAATACCTTTAATGAGACATAAAGGTGATCTCATAACAAGTTGGGTTGATGGTATTACTAGAAAAGACTTACAATCTTCAGGCTTCATCAAATTTGATATTTTAGGACTAAAGACTCTAACAATCATAAAAGAGATATTGGATTTGATTCGATTACGAAAACTGTATAGTAAAGAAGCTGATTTCAGTCTTGAGTCAATTGATCGTGGTCAAATAACATCATTATTGTATGAAGAGTTTTCAAGTAAATTACCATTAGATGGTAATGAAGTCATATATGATAGATTTAGACATACAGATACAAATGGTATTTTCCAGTTTGAATGTATTGCTGGTGATTCATGGATTGGCAATTACAGAATAAGAGAACTATATAGAGACTTTAGAGACAAAGACATTTATGTTTCAAGTAAGAGGGTTCGCAAAATTGGTTGTGTTGATCTTAAACGTAAGAAGAAAGTTCGACAAACAATTTATGCAATGAAAGAACAGCTTAAAGAAGTTTATAGAGTCACTGTTGATCATGATAATAAGTGCCTTGAATCAACAATGACTCACGAATATTATACGCTCCAAGGTTTCAAGAAATTATCTGAATTGAAAGTCGGTGACAAAGTACTTATTGATCAACAAAGATGTAGAACTCAATATTACTGTAATGTCTATGATAAGACTATTGAGTCAAAGGGTGTTGGAGCTGATTGTAAGAAATGCATTTGTGAAGGTAAACGAACTTGCATGCCTCAGGTGTTAAGCCAGTTTAGATTTTTCAAAAAACGTTATGTGTTTGTACCGATAACGCGTATTGATTTTATTGGTGAAAAGTTAGTATACGATATTGGGTTTACAGATAGACAACATCACAACTATGTTGCAAATGGGTTTGTAGTACACAATAGTAATTTAATGAAGTCGTTGTTGAAAGAGATTAGACCAACAACATTCAATGACATTACTAGTGCAACTGCATTGGGTCGGCCAGGACCATTAGATATGGGCATGCATCATGAATATGCTGCTCGCAAGAATGGTAAGTCATTCGATTTTGGATCACCGTTGATTGAAAGATGTTTGAAAGATAGTTTTGGTATATTGGTATATCAAGAAGATGTTATGAGGTTGTGTAATATAGTAGCAGGATTTCCATTGGACTTGACTGATACTGTTCGTAAGAATTTGATGAAGTCTATTAGAGATAAAGATGCAAAAGATAAAGAGGCTAAACAACGAAAAGAAATACATGATAAATTCATCAATGGCTGCGTTGAGCGAGGCCTTAAGGCTGATGTTGCTGAGTCATGGTGGCAAAGCTGCGTGTCATTTGCGCGCTACGGATTCAATAAGAGCCACGCTGTAGCGTATACTATTCTCAGTTATCAAATGATGTGGTTTAAGATTTATTATCCATTAGAGTTTTATGTAGTGTTGCTAACAAATTCGCCGAAAGAGAAGTTCACTGATTATTTCTCTGAGATTATGGGAAAGAATATTAGTATTGTTCCGGCTGATATCAATAAGTCAAAAGAGGGATTTACTATAGATAGTGAGAGTAATAGTATCATATTTGGTTTGGGTCATATTATGGGTGTCGGACCAGCAATTATTGATGTGATTAAGAGAACGCAACCATTTACATCATTTGGTGATTTTTGGGATAAGACTTCACAAATAAAGAAAGTCGGTAAATCGGCAATGTTAGCTTTGATAAACGCACATGTATTTGATTGTTTTGGCACGCAGAATGAGATATTACAGAAATACTATAAAGACTTAAGGGGAGATAGTAAATGGGAACGCGATGTTGACTATGATGACCGTAAATATGAACATGAACAATTTGTAGAATCATATAGTTTAGATTGGCGAACAAAATTATCTGATCTACATAAAGAAGAAGTTGGTAGATTAAATGCTAAAACGTTGACAAAGTTAGTACAGCCAAAAGCAAATATGAAACGAACTGTTTGGGGTATAATTACTAGTATTGTACAAAAAACTAGCAAGAATAATAACAGTTATTACTACACAGTTTTGACTGATTCAAAATTCAATATTGTCAAAATTCGGATACCATGTTATAATCGTAGATGCAAGACTGCTTTTGTTTGGAATCATGTGACTGGTAAATATCAGAAAGTACCAGTTGAAGAAGTTATTAAGATGAACAATATTTTAGTTGGTGATGCAGAAACTAGTGAGTATATGGGTCGTATCTTCATAGATTTGCTTGACATTTGTTGTATTGGCAATGTATATGAGAAGACATTAGAACAAGAACAAAAACTTGCAAAGTACGACGAGATGGCAAAAGAAGTATGACCAGTAAAACTACGTGTGATTTCGGCATACTATTAGACTTATTATGATGGGCAAGCAAGGCAAAGCTCAGGATTCTTTCAAAGTTATTTTGTCAGTTAGACAAGAGACTCTTGAAGTTGACATAAATCAAAAGTTGCACATTCCATCTATAGATGTATTGACACCAGCAAAAGCATGTAACATGATGGCTGAGAATCCATCATTACATGCAAGATGGAATGTAATGGCGAATGAAGCAGCAATTGATTATGACTTAGATAAAATGGAATTTGATGTTTGGTGCAAACAACAGTCAAAACATTATAGAGAAGAACTTGCTGATAATTTGGGTGGTAAAAGAGTGACTGATAAGATGGTTGAAGAATCTGTGATGACAGATCCTGAGTATATGAGAAAGTATCGAAAATCGTTAGAGAAGAAGAAAGATTCATTGAATATTAGATCAATGGCTTTTGGTTTTGGTGAACGCGGCGAGAGACTTGTGAATATAGTATCGATGATGAAGTCTGAGCAATCGACATCTGGAGTAAAACATCGAGACAATTTTGATGACGAGAAAGATAGAACTGCATTTCAAGATGATGAAGAACAACAATCAACAAAGGAGTGACAATGGGTGCTGAAGAACATGCGGCAAATCCATGGGCTAAAGAATACGAAGAGAATGCTCCTAGAAAACGATCAGATGTTTTGGGTATGACTTGGAAACAAGGTGATCATACACTTCGTATTTGTCCGAATCCAAAGGGTGGATTACCGTTCGTCAAGTATACGGTACACTGGATTCCGATGAAGACTAGTAAGAACAATCGGCCAATCATTCATAATGTAAAGTTTAAGTGTCCAGTATGCGAATTTGTAAGCACACTTTGGAGTGAAGTTTATCGTTTGAAAGAAGAAGAAGACATGAATGATAAGTCACCTGAAGTCCAGAAGCTGATGAAACAGATTCAGACTTTTCGTGGCAAAAAGACGTATGATATGAATGTCATCCATCGTGAAGATTACAAGACAGATGATGGAAAAATCAAGATCAAACGATTAGTCGCAGGACCTACAATTTGGAAACCTATTATCGAACTTGGCAATAGTTCGAAATGGGGAAACCCTTCTGCTTCTGGAGAAAGAGGATATGATCTCACGGTAACAGTCGACGGTGAGAAACTCAAGAGAGAATACACGATATTACCTGACTCTGAAAGAAAAGCATTGACTGATGAAGAAATTGAAGCAATCAAGACTAAAGCTTATGATTTGGCAAAATTGAGAGTGTTTTCATCACCAAGTGATATGTTGGACATCATTGTTGATGCAAAACCTCCACTTGACGGCATCAGCTTGAAGAAATTGAAGAAGTTGATTAGCGGTGATGATGATAAAGCAACAGCAGAAGCAGACGCACCTGATGCAGAAGACGCAGAAGATCATGAAGCTCATACTGAGTCTCATGATGAAGACGAAGCACCGGCTCCTGCAAAGAAAGCTACAAAACCTGCAGTTGAAGACGATGAAGATGAAACACCCGCGCTTGCAAAGAAAGTTACAAAACCTGATGAAGATGATGAAGATGTAAAAGAACCAGACGAAGATGAAGATGATCCTGTAACAGATAAAGAATCGGCAAAAGACTCAAAAGCATTTACTGAAGCAACGGCACCTGCAGCAGAATCAAGTGTCACATTGAAGAAAATGGACTGTCGTGGCACTTATGATCCTGAAGATGTTGGTTGTCAAGAATGTGCTTTAGTCGGTGAATGTAAGGGATTGAAGAAAGAGTTCAAGGCATCTGCTGCTGAACTTGGTATTGAAATTGCAAATATGTCAGGAGTTGAAATTGAGAAAGCTCTTGAAAAAGCAAAAGCAAAACCAATGGGAAAGCAAGGAAAAGTAGGTAAACAAGGACCAGCTGCTGTTGAACAAGAAGCAACATCTGCTCCTAAGAAAAGAAATCTTCCGTTCTAACTTAACTCGATAGCGAGTACATTAATTATGTACTCGCTATTTTTTTTGAAAGGACTTATTATGGCTGATGAAGAAGATGTTGTCGTGGCAGAGGTTGAAGAAGAAGAAACTAGTGGTAAACAAAAGAAGACTACTCTTGTAACTGCTGCAGCTATTATACAAAAGCGATTTGGTCGATCAATTGCACCTTCTGGTAATAAGTATAAGAGTTTGCCAGAATCGATTTCATCAGGATCGATTTTGCTTGACAATTCAATGGGACCTTGTAAGGGATATCCTTTCGGATCAGTCATTGAAGTTTTTGGTTGGGAAGGCGCAGGAAAAACTCTATTGTTGTATTTAGCAATAGCTGAAGCACAACGAAAACATCCTGATAAACCTTGTGTATTGATTGATGCTGAACGTCAATTTCAATTCCAAGCTAAATGGGCTGCTTCAGTCGGTGTAAACATTGAGAAGTTGATTGTCATACCGGTGTCTACAGCTGAAGAAGCGTTTGATATTATGCATGCATTGATACTTGGTGAGCATGAAGTTGACAAGAAGACTAATAAAGTCACTAAAGTCATTAGTCCTGGTAAGTACGCGATTATCGGAATTGATAGTGTGACACAATTAGTTTCGACAGTTGATGCTACTAAGGGTATGGAAGAATCAAGACAAAGAGGAACTCAAGCTGTTGCCATTGGATTGGGACTCAAGAAGGTTACATCTGCAATGGCAAGATCTGATGTTGATTCTAAGACTATATTGTTCTTCATCAATCAATTGAGAAAAAATCCTAATCAAAGATTTGGCAGTCCAGACTATCGGACAGGCGGGAACGCACTCCCATTTTATGACACCATTGCTCTTAAAGTAGCAAAAGTTTGGGATTCGACTGTTCGAGATGATAATGGCATTATACTGTCACATGATGTCAAAGTCACTTTTGAGAAGAACAAAGCAGGTTCAATGCCTGAAGAAGCAATTGTGTTTACTTTGAGACATAATGGATCAGGCGTTGACAATCAGAAAGAGTTATTTGATGTTGCTCTTATGAATGGATATTTGAAAGAATTTGAGTTCACAAAAGATGACGGTCGAGTAGTTATTCGATACAATTTTGTGAATGAGAATGGTGAGAAGATGTATCCTGACATTAAGGACTTTGGTAAGAAGAAGTTTGAAGTAATATTAGAAGAGAATCCTAAGATTAAAAGCAAAATTCAAACATTGATTGAAGAAAAGAAGATATTTGTTAAGAAAGAGAATGTGAAGGAAGACGTACCAGAATCAGCTATGGGTTCAGATGAAGATGAAGCAGATGCAATGACTAAAACTTCAGTTGAATCTGAATCAGACGCTGACACAGAAACTGAGTCTGAGTCCGAAAGTTCTGACGAATCAAGATCAGCAAGAAGAGAACGAAAACGTCTTGAACGTGAAAAGAAGCGATCACTCAGAATTTAGTCATTGAGTGATATTGGGAGTCAGTAAACGACTCCCTTTTTTGTAAACAAATACATTATGACTGAAATTCAAGCTAGACACTATCATAATTCTGCCGAAGGTCGGCAGACATTTCAAAAAATAATAACAGACAGTGTTCAAGGTTTACTGAAGAATAGCGTCACTCGAAATTTGTTACTTACTGAAAACTATGCAGCCGGTAGAATTCCATACTATGACATTAAAGATACTGTTTTTGTTAAGAATCTTGATCCATTTGATTTTGATATAAGTGTTAAAGAACGAGTTGTAGTACCAATATTTGAAATGTATCGTGTATTTGCTTTTAGTCTTTTAGATAATGAACTGTGGCGCAAACTTGCAAATTTGCATGAAACAGTTTTTACTGACTTTGCAAATATAGAAATAACATGTTTTGGAAAATTACTACGTCGATTAGTCACACGTGACGATGACATTTCTAATTTAGTAAATTATCACTATGCATTTTGCAATACTAAAACTAGACAACAAAGTAAGACTTTACAGAAGTTATCATCATCTATTTGCGTATTTGAAATACCAAATATTGAAGATACTATACTATTAGCTTGTAAATCAAAACTAGATGGCAGAATACCTATTCGTGATTTTAGTTGTTTAGCGGGTGACGATTCAGTAAATAGATCGATAGGTTATTCATGCTTTGAACAAGTAGGTATGATGATTAAGCGACAAGAAGTTGTTAAGATTGTCGATAAAGATCTTGAAGATATTATGCATACTAACAAATTTCACTGGATGGTGCAATGAAAATTCTTGGAGTTGACATTTCGTCGCGCAGCACTGGCTGGGCAATAATTCAAGATGATAAGTTGCTTGATTACGGTAAAATAGTGCCATCTGGGAAAATGAGTCTTGGACAGAAATTGTGCTTATTTGGTAACGAGATTAGTAAAGTAATTGAAAAATACAAGCCGGATGAAATTGCAATTGAAGATGTTGTTCAAGTCAGTAGTGTCAGTGTTACTAAGATATTATCGCGCTTTAACGGAGTAGCAATTATCGAAGCATATAAATATTTACAGCGAGATCCGCCTCTATATGCACCATCAGAATGGAAAAAAGTTCTTGATGGTTGTACAGGAGGAGCAAAGAAATGCGATGTTCAATTGTCTGTCTGTGCAAAATATGATTTATTGTCTAAAGATAGAGTTAAACATTATAAAGATAGAATTGATAATATTAGAGCATCTGTCAAAGAGACTAGCAGTTTAGATTCTATAGTCTTAAGAGATAATCAAGAAGACATCAAGAAGTCAACTAAAGAACAATTGAAACAATTAAAGAGAGATTTAAGGAAAGCTGTAACAGATGAAGATATTAAAGTTTTTGAGCACAAAATTGAGTTATTGAAACAAGAAAAAGGTGCTAAAACAAAGGCTAATAAAAAGATAGCTAATGAAGAGATGGACAAAATTAGTTTAGAAATCTATTCAGAGACATCTATTAATGATGATATTGCAGACAGTATAGGCGTCGCTATTGCACGACAGAAAGAATTATCATGAAAAACAGATTTAGATACATTTATAAGATAACAAATTTAGTAAATGGTAAGATATATGTTGGTCAAAGAACATCTAGAAAAGATTTTGATTTTGATGAATATTATGGCTCAGGTTTGAAATTGAATTATGCATTCAAAAAATATGGTATGTCAAATTTTTCAAAAGAGTTATTAGAACGATGTACTGAAGCTAACATTGATGAAAGAGAAATATTTTGGATCAAAAAATTGAATTCTACTGATACAGCTATTGGGTATAATATAACTGATAAAGTTTGGGGCGGTGATACGTTTACAAAAAATCCGAATAAAGAAGTGATAAGACAGAAACTTAAAAATAGTAGCAAGGGCAAAATTAGAATATATAATGAAAAAACTGATGAAATGAGATATTTAGTTCGTGGTGAAGTAGTACCTGATGGGTTTATTAAAGGTCGCAGACCATTTTCGAAAGAGCAACGAAATAAGTTTAGTATCATGCTCAAAGGTAAAAAGGGTAAAAAGTATAAAAAACGACAATTGAATTTGAAAATAAGACGACATAGAATGATGCCAGAATCAGTAAAAGCAAAATTAAGACTCATAAACATGGGACATGTAGTTACGAAAGAGACAAGAGAGAAATTACGAATAGCTAACACTGGACATATAATGGCAAAAGAAGCTAGAGAGCATCTGCAACGAATGAATACTGGAAAAATTAAGATTTATAATAAGAAAACAAATGAAGAAAGAGCAATAGATAAAAATGATCGTATGCCGAAAGGTTTTGTTAAAGGCGGTAAAAGAAAATCTGCAGAATTTAAAGAGAAAGTTAGATTATCATTACTAAATCAACAATATAAAAGAACGTGCGTAGTTTGCACTAAAGATTTTTTATCTAAAGGTCGCAACACTATTTATTGTTATGATTGTAAGAAAAGCAGAAAGCACAAAGATTTTTTAAGAATAAAACATGGAAAAGAAAAATACCGTTTTTCAGAACATGCGAGAAAAAATATTGGTATTGCAAGTAAATTAGCTTGGATTAAAAGAAAAGCACTTAAATCTGAAAACAGCTAAATTGCATTCTTATTAAATTGATAAGTCGGTGCAAATAAGTGTAAAGATGAAGAATAGAGGTTAAAGTGTCTAAATTGCCAAAAGCGCCCGAATTGTTAGTTGAACCAAGAAAAGATTCAGAAAAAGTTGGATGGTCATATATTTGTTATTTAGGTGTTGAAATTCATTTACTAGAAAATTATACACCAGATGTAGACCCTGGCACGTTACCAACTATAAAAACTAAAGATTTACAAGTCGGTACTAAAGTTTTAACAAATGTGTTTGGTATGTGGCAAAAAGGTATTATTTGCAAAGACAAAGATATACTTTATGTAGATGCTGGACCTAATATTACTGATCTTCTATTTGATGAAGATGATCGTCACTGTTGGACGACAACTTGCGCTTTCAATAAAAAAGCTATGCAAGTTGTAAAAATAATGTAGTAGAAATTTGCAACACTACGATTGTAGTTAATGTGCGGGTGAATTTTTCATCCGCTTTTTTATTGTGAATATGAAGACATTTTTTTGCTAGTAATAATCATGAATCAAAATTTGAAAGTTGCTCAAGACGGAACTGTTCCGTTAATAACTAACAGTATCAAAGTCAAATATGCGGCAAGTGAAATAAACACAAATTGGTTACTAAACAAAATTCTTGGCACTAAAGGTTTGCAAATAACACAAATTGATGATGATCAAGTATTGAATTTCTTGGGAATTCTCTACGCTAGTAAACTAAAAATGCCAGATGATACAGACTCACTGGAATGGCTAAAGAAACGTATATCGAAACGATATGACCAATCTTTAAGCCAACGAGGGATGACGTGGGAACAGATTTCACGTAGATACCAATTCATTCTTGAACAAATCGACATACTGCTGGCTATAAGAAGCACAAATGACAGTTGAATTAGTTTTTATTTCGAGTGTGATTTATATGAAAGAAGAAAAGCGAAACAAAATAAAGGAATCACTTCGACTCACTCGATTGAAACGTCAATCGCAACGTTGTAAAGTCATAGAACTTAAAATAGACTCTTCAAAACTAAACTTACAGCAAGCTACTTCTTTGAAAATGATGTTTGTAGAAGCTAAATGGCTCTATAATTTCATCTTATCACAAGAAAATCCATTTGACTTTAGTTCAAAAACATCAACTGTCACTGTCCTCAATAAAGACAAACAACTAGAACAAAAAGAACTCAAATACCTACCAGCGAAGAATAAGCAAGACATAGTAAAGCTTTTACATCAAAGTATTCGCACACTATCTATTGTTAAGAAAAAAGGTAAGAAAGTTGGACGACTCAAGTTCAAATCGTCATGTAATTCTATTGACTTGTCACAATACGGTAATACTCACAAAATAGTTGGTAACAGAATTAGAATAAATGGTATCAAGAAACTATTATTAGTGTATGGTCTAGATCAAGTAAAAGAAAACTACGAAATAGCTAACGCGAAACTAATCCAAAAACCCTCTAGCTATTATGTCAAACTTACCTGCTATGAGTTCATAAAACCTGAAACACTTAACGTCAAGAAAAAGGAGGCTATTGGTATTGATTTTGGGATTAAGAACAATTTGACTTTATCAAATGGTGAAGTGATTAATGTATGTATTGAAGAAACAGAACGACTTAAGCGCTTGCAGCGAAAGCTAGCTAAGCAGTTTAAGGGTTCTAACAATAGATACAAAACGCAAATTAAGTTACAGCAAGAGTATGAGAAGATTAAGAACAAAAAGTTAGACGCTGCCAATAAGATCGTTAATTACCTATTAATGAATCATGAACACGTGTATATTCAAGACGAACAGCTGCATAAGTGGCACTCGACTGATTATGGTGCTCAAGTGCAGCATAGTTGTATGGGCTTAGTAAAGTCAAAACTTAAGCGCTCTAATAGTGTAGGTGTAGTTGATAAATGGTTTCCTACAACTAAGTTGTGCTACAAGTGTGGTAAGATTAACGATATACCTCGATCGCAGCGAATTTACACTTGTTTATGTGGCTTAGTAGAAGATCGCGACGTAAAAGCAGCGAAGACAATACTACATGTCGGACAATGTAATAATAGCTATGTACCTATGGAATATAGGGAATTTACGTCTGTGGAGAATGCGACCTCTGCGCTACGTGTGGCTTCGCCATATATTAGCGTAAGTTGTGTTCGTTGAAGCAGAAAGCCATTCACTTGGCAATTCACAAAATGTTAATTTTTTGTTAGGCAAGACTTATAATCGAAATCAAAACTATTTTTAACTATAATGTAGAGGAAATAAATGATTCTTAAAACAGATTTAGCGTATAAGAATTGGTCAAAGAAATATCGATTTGGTAATGAGAAACCAATTGAAACATTTATTAGAAGTGCAAAAGCTGTTGCTGCTATTGAGAAACATCCTCAAGAATGGTACAAACAATTCCTACAAGTACTTCTTAGATTCGACAGTGATATTACCGTTGATGAAAATGGTTACCCCAATAAAGAACCTCTTGGACTAAAAGCTACTTTTGGTGGTCGTATTACTGCCAACGTCGGAACAACGTTCAAAAATGCTACATTGATGAATTGTTTTGTGAATGGGCCTGTTTCAGGTGCAACAATTCACTATAATAGAAAATCAAAAGATGGATCAGTTTCATACGATGTAGATATGAAAACTGATGACAATCCTGATAACTTGTCAAATATATTCTTGACCATTTTAGAGCAAGCAAAGACATTAGCTTCTGAAGGTGGTTACGGAATCAACTTTGGGTTTATTAGACCTCGAGGATCATTAATAAAAGGTACTGGAATCAAACATCCTGGTGTCATGTCATATATGAAGTTATGGGACACAGTTTCTGAATGTATGGTTAAGGGCGATACTGATGGCTATGTCGATAATCTCAAAAATCATTTGACAAAAGAACAGATGGAAGAATTGCAGATAGTTGTAAAAGGTGACACAAGAAAAGGAGCGATGCTCGGGTGTTTACCAGTGTGGCACCCCGACATAGAAGAGTTTGTTAAATCAAAGCAGTCAAAAGGTGTGTTAACAAAGTTCAACATATCTGTACTGATTGACGACAAGTTTATGAATGCAGTTTTAGCTGATGATTTTTATGATCTGCATTTTAAGGGTAAAGTTTACAAGAAAGTAAATGCTCGTGAATTATATGAATTGATAATGTCATGCACATACAATCGAGCTGAACCGGGTGTATTATTTTATGACAGCATGCAAAGAAATAATCCAGTTGCTTACTTAGGCGACTGCAATGCCTGCAATCCCTGTGGCGAGGTCCCAGGCATAGCAGATATTACAACAGTTTGTTTACTTGGGTCACTGAATGTTACACAATATGTCTATATTGAAGATGGAGTTGTCAAGTTTGATGAAGCTAAATACATTCGTGACATTTGCACATTTACAAGAATGCTTGACAATATAAATGATTTGTCAAATGCCCCATTGCCTTCTTATGAATACATCATTAAGAAAACTCGACAATTCGGTATGGGACTTAACGGTCTTGGATCTGCCTTAATGATGATGGGAATAGCATACAATTCTAAAGAAGCTGTTAAGTTTACAAGTAGATTATGTGAATTGAAAGAGAATTATACTTGGCAAGCATCAGCATTATTAGCTAAAGAAAAAGGACAATGCGAAGCATATGTAGCTGAAAAATTTCAAAATACTGAGTATTTTCAATCTAATAGATTGTGGCCTAAAACAAAAGAGATGATCGTCACTTATGGTGTAAGAAACGCGAAAACCACAACTAATCCTCCCTTAGGCAACAGTTCTATAATTGCAGACAACGTTTCTAACGGTATTGAACCTGCATTTTTGCTTGAGTATGATCGCAAGAATATTTGTCATTGGCCCAAGGGTTTGAATATAGAAAATGTCAAACATGAATTGAAGCATCATAAGGGTAAAGATTTTGAATATTGGCAAGGAACTTTTGAAGGTAAGACATATTATTACGAACCACACAATCGTGGACTATGTGAAGTTAGTGTGGTTAGAGATTATGGTTATCAATGGCTGTTAGATAATTTCCCAAAAAAAGATCATAAGTCATATTTAGTAACAACAAAAGATTTGTTACCGCAAGATCATATCAATATACAAAAAGTCGTTCAATATCATTGCAATCAATCAGTATCAAAAACTTGCAATTTACCGAAAGATTATCCTTTTGAGGATTTCAAAAGTTTGTATATTGACGCATGGCAAAATGGTCTCAATGGGTTCACAGTATATCGTGATGGTTGTATGGAGTCTGTCATTTCAAGTTTAGCAGAAGCAGAAGCTCAACAAAAGATCATTGCAAAAGATATTAAATTGCCCGATGTATTTCTAAATGGGCAATGTCATATTATTAAATGTGAAGGACTGAAATTCTATATTCATTTCAGTTATTTACCAGAAGATACTGAAATGAAATATCCGATCTGCTTGTGGATATATAGTAATTCTAGAGAAGTTGGTCGTACAAAAACATGTAATCGAGCTGCTAGGAAATTAGCTCATTTAGCTTTACAAAAGGGAATAGATGCTAGTATTATTAGTGATTGTATTGAAAAAGCTCGAACAGATTACTCGTACAATCGATTGGGCCGGATGATTTCGCTCTGCCTACGACATAACGTTAAGCGTGAAGATATATTAGTTGCCTTACAGAATATAGAGGGGGACTACATATCATCTCTTTTGACAGCTGTTCGACATTTTATAGGAATGACTATTAAAGATGGTACAAGAATTGATGGCATGAAATGTCCAGAATGCAAAAGTGAAAATGTTGAGATGTCAGCAGGGTGCTTTAAATGCAAAGATTGTGGGAATTCTCGGTGCGGGTAAATTAACATAAATGAAAGGATATGACATGTTTGTTAAGAAGATTTTTCCAGATGCAAAGTTACCAGAAAGAGCAAATGAAACTGATTCTGGAGTTGATGTTTTTGTTTATCGGTTTGAGAAGTATTATTCGATAAGTGGTGAATGTCAAGATGATGACAATTTGCATAAGTTGTCAACAATAGAGTTAAGACCATTAGAAAGAGTATTAGTACATACTGGAATTATTGTCACTTATGGTGAAGGTTTTGAGATTCAAGTTAGACCTCGAAGTGGTAATGCATTAAAGAGAGGGTTAACAGTTCTTAACACTCCGGGCACAATCGATGAATCGTACCGAGGGTTAGTTGGTGTTATCGTAGCAAACTTGGGACCTGTTGTTCAAGAGATAAAAGTTGGTGAAAAAATTGCTCAATTGGTTGTATGTCCTGTAGAACTTACTAAAGTAATCGAAGTACAAGATTTAGATAAAACAGCTCGTAATGATAAAGGTTTTGGTAGTACAGGTTCCACCTAAACCGTAGGAGTGTGTGTATGCATGCATGTAAGCATTGTGGTAAACTGTATGAAGTTAAAAGTATAGATGATGGTTGCTGTTCTGATGATTGTTGGGAAGCTGTTAATTGTGAAGAACCGAAACCTGAAGAAATGATGGAAGAAGAATTTGCTTAAACAATTACAAGTCTACGTCTTAGTCGGCTTACCTGGGTCAGGAAAATCTACTTGGTCACGAAATATATTGGAACAATCTGAGGATACTGTTATTGTATCCTTAGATTGTTTTAGAGAAATGCTTCATGGAAAATATCGTTATAGTCCAAAGTATGAACCTATAGTAATGCAATTGACATTTGATGCAATTAAATTGGCTCTTGCTAGTAAGAACAACATCATAATTGATGAAACATTGCTATCATTAGATGTCACTCGACGCATGCTTTTAGTCAATCTAATAAAAAGTTATGACAGTAATATTAAAGTCAAATTTGTATCATTCAAACTTGACACTAATGGTAATATTGAACGACGAATGAAAGAACATCGTGGTCTAACTAAAGAACGCTGGCAAAGAATTTACGAAGAACTGCTAGTTTCATACCAACCTGTGCAAGATTCTGAACCCTATGATTCAATAGAATACGTCGACAATTTCAAGCAAGCTGAGTAAATCTATTGACTGTAATTGTATATGATTAACTATGATTACAGTTGTATCAGATCCACACATTGGTGATTATAGTTACGGAAAAACTGATCCAGTAAGTGGTTTGAACACTCGACTACTTGACTTCCTCTACAACTTAGATCAAACTATTGATTTTGCTATTGACAAGCAATCTGCTTATGTAATAGCTGGTGACATCTACCGTGTCAAACACCCAAATTCAAAAATCAGAAAACAATTTGCTGCAAGACTCAAGTGCCTCATAAAAGCCAGCGTTCCTACCATATTGATGACCGGTAATCACGATATGACAACTTCGTCTGACGGTGCTCATGCAATGTCAGAAATGGAAGAATTATCAGATGTTATTGATGGTTTGACTATAGTTTCATCACCGACAGTCATAAGATTGGGTAAAGAAGAATTATACTTTTTACCATTTGTCAATAGAGGTGAACAAGGATTATTGACACCTCAAGAGTTTTTGGCATATCAAAGAAAGTGTATTGAAGATTTCAATAAGCAAACAAAGACAAGTGATGCTAAGTACAAGCTGTTTTTTGGTCATTTTGGCACAGATAAGTCTGTTGTTGGAAATAGTTTTGATTTGGATATGTCGTCTGATGAAAATGAGAACAAGATAGAACTTAAATTGTTTGAAGAAGGTGACTGGACTAAAGTTTATTTGGGTCACATACATAAACAACAAGAATTTAATGACATTGTGCGACATGTAGGTTCATTAGGTCGAGTAGATTTCTCTGAAGAATCAGAACAAAAGGGATTTTACGTATTCACTAAAGGTACAGACAAATTCATACCTGTTAGTGACAGACGATTTGTGACATTTACATTGAATTTGTCAGATGACTATAAAGATGTGTTAGAGAAATTTCATCCAACAGATTTGCAAGATGCAATTGTTAAGTTGAAAGTAAATGTCAAGCAGACGTATTTTTCGGCTATTAGACTTGATGTTATTGAATCATATTTGAGAGATAATTGTTGGCACTTCACTAGTGCTGACATTAATGTAGTTGCAGACGATGCTATAGATGAGAATGTTGATAAGATTACAAGTATAGATATGCCCGATGAGGCTCTTAAGAAGTTTGTTGAAAAGCATGCTGAAAGATTTGGTGATATAAAAGAAAAGATGATAGATCGAGGAATTGAGATTTTGAAACAAGCAAAATCAATGTAAAGGTTATTTATGGTTCTTACGGGTCTTGAAATAATTGAACAAGTAAAATTGGGTAGTATCTATATTGAGAATTTTGATTCGTCAAAAGTCAATCCCAATTCATATAATCTGAAGCTGCATAATGAGTTGCTTATTTATGATAGTAGATACTTAGATAAAACAGCTGATGGTGAGTGTTATTTAGATATGAAGAAGAAGAATGCGACAAGAAGTTTGATCATACCTGAAGATGGTTTTATTTTGCGACCAGGGATATTATATTTAGGTCGAACAGCTGAGATGACAAAGACAGTGGGCTTTGTGCCTCAAATACAAGGTCGTAGCTCTATAGGTCGATTGGGTATTGATGTTCATAAAACTGCCGGTTGGGGCGATGATGGATTTGAGAATTATTGGACATTAGAAATTGTAGCTACGATGTCAGTAAAGGTTTATCCATTTGTAGACTTTTGTCAAATAATCTACATGAAGACATTTGGTGATGCATCGTTGAAATATAAGGGTAAATATCAACGAGGACATGCAGAACCTATTGACAGTAGTAAGATATATGAAGAGTTTCAGAAACCTGTAAGTCATTAGATAATCGACGATATCTATTATATGAATAGTGATTTATGAAGAATTTCAAATCAAAAAAGGAGTCATGATGCCAGATAGCGTTCGAGTTAATAAAATCAAAGTACTAGAGACGTTGAAGTCAAACAAAGAGATGCATCACAAAGAATTTGAAGAAGCTATAGAAGGTTGGATTACAAAAGCGCAAGATAATGTCACTGCGATTTTGATTGAGTTAAAAGCGAATAATGCAAGAGATGTGAAGCTAGACATTCATTTGCCGAAGCCGATATCTTTTGAAAAAGAGTATGAAAAAGCTATCAAAATGATCGAACTTGAAGTAAGAGATGAAATAGACATATCTAAGCATGACTTTGAAAGATTTTTCCTTGATGAATGGGAATGGAAAGATGCTTTCTTATCAAACACAGTTATGTATAAAAAAGCATTGACATTTTAAGTGACTATAGTGATAGGAGGATCATATGAAATATAAAGTCACAATACACAATGATGGTACATGGGGCTGCGATGTCGTTAATAAAGAACGACATGCTTGCGCAGAGATTGTTAATGTCATTGGGTCATTTGGTCAAGTTGTGAACGTCAAAGATAAGCAAGACGATGTTCCTGTCACAGATACTGTGCATATTGGAGGTCAAAATGTCTAAGTCAATTACCGGAGTAACTGATATCCGGAACATGACAATTCTCAAGCAATCATTGACTGAACTTGGTATTTCATTCAATGAACTTAATGCAGAGAAAATGACGTGGGGAACAGGTTATCAAAAGATGACAGTTGATATTTCAACTGGCGAAATTAGATTTGATGAAATGTATGCTAAAAACGTGAATCAGATCAAACAAGCATATAGCAAGCATTTCATTTTAGCAGAAATTGCAAAGAAGGGTCATCGAATAAATTCAGTCAATACTGTTAATGGCAATATAGAGATAGTTGCCGGTTACTAGTTTTTCATAGTCGATTGTTTTTCGCAATCGACTTTTTCTGTCTTACTAACTAAACTCTTGCGAGGTATTATGCTTTCTATTATTTGTTTAATTGTAGCTATAGCGCTTGTAGTATGGGGAGCAAATGAACAAAGCAAACAATATTTTCGTGACCAATACTGGAATGATTACAATCCATGAATTTAGACAAATTAGTTGCTCCTACTCAGAAATTTATTATTAAGCCTGATGGCACAATTGTTATTGATTGGGTAAGCACTGAATTTTCTGATGTGATTATCGATGCACTATATTCAAAAGAGGAGCGACAGCAACTGCTTGATTTGAATAACGGCGTATTACCTAAAATCTATTGTGGGTGAAACATGAGCAATATAACGACTTTGCTACATCACACAAATTTCGTTGATCTTAATGAGACTACTTATGTTGACAAGAAGGGTGTTGAAAAACACTGGGCATGGGCACAACGACCCAATGATCAACAAGCTGTCATGATTGTTGCAACTATGGAAGGTAAATTAGTAGTTACTCGAGAGTTTCGAGTGCCTATAGATGATTATGAATGGGGATGTCCGGCAGGATTGATTGATCCTGAAGAATCTGTTTTACAAGCAGCTTCTCGTGAGTTTGAAGAAGAAACAGGGTTGAAGATTGTTAGATTTCTTAGAGATGAGAGTCAGTTAGTGTATAATTCTGCCGGATTGACAGATGAGGGAATTCATATAGTGTTTGCAAATGCAGAAGGTAAAACAAGTGATCTTAAGTTGGTTGATTCAGAAGATATAACAGTATACTTGATGGATCAGAAAGAAGTTAGAGAGTTATTGAATGATCAGACTCGTAAGAAGGGTGCAAAGTCGTATTTGATATTTTTGTATTTTTCAAAGTACGGAACAATATGAACGATATAGAAGACAAAAAACAGACTACAAATGACAAAGAGATTTCTGATAAAGAAGATGAAAAAAAGAGAGACCATTGTGGTTGTGGTTCGCAGAAATATCTAAGTGGTGGTCGACATCATTATCCCCATGATCATGCAGGTTGGCAACCAAAGTAGTTATATCAGTTGTCGGAGGACATTATGGAGCTTAAAAAAACTGTAGAGATTCCTGCAAAAACAGAAGAACGAGTAGTTGCTGTAACATGTGACATTTGTGGCAAAAAAGGTCATCCTGAATGGCCAGGAGGAGATTGGGGTGAAAATCAATATGATCGAAATGAAACAATAGTTAGATGGCGGCAAGGAGAACATTATCCTGAAGGTAGCTCTGGAAATGAGTATGATGTTCATATATGCCCAACTTGTTTTGAGAACAAACTAATGCCATGGTTGAAAGAACAAGGAGTGAATCTTATTGAGAAGTCATACGAATTTTGATAGTATACGATTAAAGAGAGATTCAAATGAAGATTAACATGCTGTCGATAGACTATCTACAGTCTAAATTAGACCAGATGTCTCCGCTATTGTATGTCCTCACTGATGATGAACATCGTGCGATAATGGGCATCGAACGATTATCACAGCGACAATCAAATAAGTTTACAACTGAAGTATTTATTTACAAGTCTACTACAGGAATAATACCGTTGCAGGCTTATAAACATGATATTGACGAGAAAAAGGGTGTTAATAATACTGCAACAATGGAAATCAACAATGCACTTATACAGATTTATCAGGCAGATAAGAAAGACCGACGACAAATCTACATTATAACAGAGGCAGATCATCATTTAGAAGATCCTCAAATTGTTCGTAGGTTCAAAGACTTTGTTATTCAAGCTGACAATAGTGACAGCAATCTTAAAATAGTTGTATTGTTATCTTCAAAGCTTAATTTACCAAGCAAATTAGAGAAGTATGTAGATGTTTTTACATATCCATATCCATCTGAAGAAGAGATAAAAGAAGAGATTACGACTTGGGTCGCAAAATTCAATGATGCTATTAAAGACAAGAAAAAGCAAGTTGAACTATGTACTGATTTTGAAATTGTTAATGCTCTAAAAGGTTTGATCATACCTCAAATACATCAAATGATTACTGCATGTATTGACATTACTCGAAAAGATTCACAAAATTCAGGTCGAGGCAAATTGGATCCAGGCATAATTAATGCACTTAAACGTGAAGTTATTAATAAGACTTCATTGTTGAAATTCAAAGAATCAACTGTGTCATTCAAAGATGTTGGCGGTTTAGGCAGACTTAAGAAATGGTTCAAGAAAATGCATGGTGGGTGGACTAATGAAGGTCAAAAGTTTGGATTGCCTATTGTAAAGGGGTGTTTACTCATCGGACTCCCGGGCTGCGGAAAGAGTCTTATCTGTGAAGCTCTCGCCAGTGAATGGAATCTAAATCTTGTGGAATTCGATCCGTCAAAGGTGTTTTCGTCAAGAGTCGGTGAGAGTGAAGGCAATATGCACCTTGCCCTTGCAAGAATAGAAAGTCTTGCACCGTGCTTAACAGAAGATGCAAAAATAACACTGGCTGATGGTCAAGTCGCAACCATAAAGGAATTACATGAAAACAATTATAGACAAAATGTGATCTCATTTGATGATGAGTTTAAGATAACGACATCAACAGTTAAATTGATTACAAAAAAGCAATCTAATGACGTCTTTAATGTAGTAACAAATATTGGCGATATAAAAGCCACAAGTAACCATATGTTTCCCGTACTTGTAACAGATGGTAATTTACAATGGAAAACAGTGTCGCAGTTGAGCAATGACGACTTTATAGTTTGTCCTCGACAAATTAAGACTAGCAAAACAATTAATTTAATTGAATATTTTGACAAAGACACTAGATTTTATTCTGAAAAACTTCATAAAGATCTTCTTTCTCTTTTAGATAAAAAATTGCTAAAAGGTCGTCAAATTACACAAAATTATGTTTATCAATGGCAAATTATCAAGTACAAACTTGACATAAGTACTGCGAATGATATTACTAAAATAGTTGAAGGTTTGGGAGGATACACTGACAGCTCAATAAATAAAATTCCAAATAACTTTTCTGAAGATTTTGCTTATATTCTTGGGCTATTATGGTCTGACGGTAATTTAGGAAACAAGAATTATTGGAAATATGATAGTGCTACATTTGAAATGACTAGAAATAGAATGACAAGAGTTAGAAATAAGAACAAAACAAGGTTTTATAATAAAGAGCAAGCATTACATAATGAATTAATTACTTTTCTTAAAGATAATTTTGATGCAGATCTTTGCAGAACAAATGATAAATTCGTGACTTATGGGATACCTTTGATTTTAGCAAAAGTTATGAGACGAATTCAGAAAGACCTTTTAACTGTAGATGAGAAATTTCAATGGGCTTGGTTATCAGGTGTACTAGACGGTGACGGTTGTGTGTTTAGGAATAAAGTAAATTATACGGCAGCTAAATTTGAAAATAATGAATGTTTAAGAAACATGCTTCTCAGAGTAGGTATCATTACACCTGAATATGGTAAAAGATATAAAAGTAATCATAACTGTCCTATAAATATTACATCTAATTTTTTAACGTTGTTCAAGACTAAGATTAATAGTAGACATCCTAAAAAGAAAAGTATACTAAAAACATTAGATGGAAGACATAACGGCGAATGCAGTAGATTTGATACTATGAATGTCAAACAAAATCTTATAAATTTACTGCTAGAGAAACAATTAATAAATGAAGACTGGAAAAGACAAAGCTTTTACAAGAGTATATCAAGTATTGTTAAAAGCAAACGAAAATTGCAATTTTATTTAGATCTTAAACATAATCATAATATTTCCACAACAAAGATTAGACAAATTTTTCAAGAATTGCAACAAGATAAATCACTACCTTGGTTTTTATCTGACGATTACTTTTTTGCTAAAGTTGAAAGCAAACAAAAACTCAAAGGAAATCACGATGTATATGATCTTTGTCTAGATAAACATCATAACTTTATAGCAAATAAAATGTTTACTCACAATTGCATTCTCTTCATCGATGAAATTGAAAAGGGCTTTGCCGGCATGCAAAGTTCATCATTTTCAGATGCCGGAACGACAGCTAGAACAATTGGAATATTCTTGATTTGGATGAATAATAATAACTCTTGGGTATTTAGCGTCTCAACTTGTAATCAGATACACATTTTACCGCCTGAATTAGTGTCAAGGTATGATTCAGTATTTTATGTGGGTCCACCAGATCCTACAGAAAGAAAAGAAATCATTGCAATTCAGATAAAGAATAATAAGCGAGATCCTGCAAAATTTGATTTAGATTTGTTAGCAGGCGAAGCATCAAATCATTTAGCAGGTCGTGAAATCAAGCATGCAGTCAATGAAGCTATGTATGACGCTTTTGAAATGTATAAAGTCGATGGCAAAACAGATCTAAATACTGAAATTTTGAAGCATGCATTAAGTATTAAGATACCAATTACCAAGACAATGGAAAAGCAATTAGAACATCTAGTTAAATGGGTTGGCTTTGACAAAGAGCGACGCGAAGGAATACGAGCAAGATTTGCTAATAATGATATGGACGAGATTGATGCATTGTTTAATGAAGTGTTGTCAAATGTAAAAGAAGAAAGCCAAAATGTTGGTTTTGGTCCAGAAGAACCTCAATTATGAGTACAATGAAAGTGTATATTGACTATGCCATGCATGATCAAAAAACGCAATGGCAAAAAGTGTATATGTATGATAATAGTCACATGTCAAATGACACTATTCCAGTTAATGATATTGTTGGCCGGCGCATTATTGCTGTAGAAAAAGATGATCGAGGAATGATAGTTTTGACATTAGAACTACTTTTCAAATGAGATTACTAAAATGTTAATCTATAAAGCGACATCAAAAACATCTAAGAAATCTTATATTGGTAAAACAATGCGTACTTTAGAAACTAGAAAAAGAGGACATAGACGGCGATCAAGACATTGCTCATATCATTTTTATAATGCCATTCGTAAATATGGGTTTGAAGATTTTTATTGGGAAATTATAGAAAATGATATAAATGATGAAAACGTCTTAAGTGAAAGAGAAATATTTTGGATAAAATACTATAATACTTATAATGACGGTTACAATGCTACAGCTGGCGGTGAGGGATCATCAGGACGACCAATGTCAGCTAGTCTCAAGCTTAAAATTCAGCAAGCAAATATTGGTAGAATTGTTTCTCAACAAACTAGAGAATTATTGAGTCTTGCCTGTCAAAACAGAATACATGGTAAAAATAATAGGTTAGGCACAAAACATTCTATTGAAACAAAACTTAAAATAAGCACTTCAAATAAAAATAGAGTATTTACAGAAGAGCACAAGAAAAAATTAAGTTATGCTGCTAAATGTAAGATAGGCAACAGACTTGGTTCTCATCAATCTGAAGAAACAAAAAAGAAAATAAGTGCAGCTTTAACTGATAGAACAATTCCAAATAAAATACGACGTGTAACAAACAAGACAATGTTAAGATTAAATCATATGCATTATATGCTTCTCAAATATGTTGATTTGATAATGACGCTAAAATGTGATAAAGGACATCAATTTGATATAAACAGAATAGATTTTAGCAAAAAAATTAGACATAATCAAGTGATTTGTACTGTCTGCAATCAAGGAACAATAAATGAATGTTAAATATGTAGAAGACCACACAATTTTTGAATGTATTGTTGGCAGTCACGCTTACGGGATTAACACGCAAGAATCAGACATAGATAAAGCCGGTGTCATGATTACTGACAAGTCATATATTTATGGACTTAACAGATTTGATCAATTTCAGAATTATCCAAACGAAGACAAAACAATATATGATTTTAGAAAAGCAATTAGACTAATTAGCGACAACAATCCGAACATGCTTGATTTAATTTACACTCCAGATAGATGCGTATTGAAATTGTTGACGCCGTGGCAAGAAATAATTGACAATCGACACCTGTTTATATCGAAAAAAGCAAAATTTACATTTTCAGGCTACGCTATTGCACAGTTAGAAAGAATCAAAACACACAGATCATATTTATTGAATCCTCCAAAGAAACAACCAGAGAGATCTGATTTTGGTTTGTCTGATCAAAGTTTTCTTCCTACTACACAGCTAAAAGCACTGATAAACTCTTCAATGAATGATTTCTTAGTTGAAGAAACTAAAGAAGATTTCTTTGATGCGCTTGACGCTGTATATGGTGACTATATCATACCATTGTTTTGGAAATTTACAAAAGAGAATCTTAGACCTATAGCAATGGAATGGTTACAAGCTGGATTGAAATCAAATTTGAATTGTTTACGATCTTTGGGACCGACGTATATTAAAGAAGAATATTTAGATTTGACTGAGCGTGAGTTAGCATATTATTGCGCAAGTCACGAATGGCAACGATATCAGCAATGGTCTAAAACCAGGAATAAGAAAAGGGCAGATTTAGAAATAAAGTTTGGGTATGATACTAAGCATGGTGCGCATCTTGTTCGATTGATGAGGATGGGAGCCGAAATACTTCAGACTGGTCAAGTTAATGTTGATAGAACAAATATTGATGCTGATGAGTTGAAAGCAATTAAGCGAGGTGACTGGAGTTATGAACAGTTAGAAAAATATGCTAAAAATATGGATGAAATCTTGAATGAGCTGTATAAGACAAGTAAGTTACAAAAAACAAGCGACGTAAATGCAATAAATGAACTGTGCATAGATATTATAGATAGAGACTTGAATATATTATCTACTACATCTGATTAATCGCCTGCTACTAAGTTTGACTTCATTTCCTGATCTTTTGTAAACCTGTGGCTTGTAACTGACAACAATAAATTGTCGTGATTTTGTCTGTCAAAAAAGGATTTACAAATGATTATCGAAAAAATCAAACTCCAAGGCTTTATGAGTTACATCGATGAAGAAGTAGATTTCAGACCTTATCGCACGTTATTGATAGCTGGCAGTAATGGTGAAGGTAAGAGTGCATTGTTAGAAGCAGTACCATTTTGTTGGTGGGGCGTCGGTCGAGGCAAATCATTGTCTGACTACATTAACGATCAATGCTTGACACTAAGAGTTGAAACAATTTTCTTGATGGATAACTCGCGATATAAGAAGATCAGACAATATGGTAAGGCAGGCACAATAAATGAATTGTATATTGACAAAGTTAATGAAAAGCTAGAAGATGTAAAGTGGCGATTGATATCTGATGACACGAAAAGAAAGACTGACGAATTACTATCTAATATATTAGGCTATGACTACAACATATTTTCAAATAGTGTATTTTTAGGTCAGAGAGAAGAATCATCATTTATTGAAGGTGATGCCTCTGATAGGAAAGAACTGTTTTGCAATCTTTTAGGTAGTCAAATATATGAACAAGCAGCAGAAATTGCAAAAGAATCAGCTAAAGAAGCAGATAGCAAAATTCAATCAAAGTCTATTGTACTAAATGACAAAGTACAGTTAGCCGAGCAAGTATCGACAATTAAGACTAATGTATCATTAACGTCTGCACAAATTCAAACTCACACAAATACGATTAAGCATCTTCAAGAACATCTTGCTAAATTGCAAACAAAACGAGAACAAATAAATCTCAGTATATCAAAACAAGAGCAAAATAAAAAACAATTAGTTGATGTCGAACAACAAATTCAATTATTGAAAAAACAAAAACAGCAATTAGAGAAAGATGAAATTGAAAAGTCTGCTGCAATTGAGACGACAATTGACGAGGGTATTGAGGCTATTGAACAATTACAGAAATCAATTGATTCAGAACAAGAGTATTTAGATCAAAAAGCTAAACATCAAGAATCATTGAAAGCAATTGCTGTTGAAAAAGCAAAGATGCCAGCAATTAAAGAGAAGTTAACGTCTCATATTACTTCAAAAGAAACATTGATTCAGAAGCAAACTGAGATCAATACTAATATAAGAGCAATAACTGATAAGAAAAAGAAAATTGAAAAAGCTGGCGCTATATGTCCAATTACAGAAGAGACTTGCGATAAATTGTCAGATGTTAATAAGAAAAAGACAATTAATGAGCTTGATGCAGTCATTTCTAAGTATAATAGTCAATTAGAACAAGTACAAAAGGATTTGACTTTTACTAGAGAAAGTATTACTGAACTTGATGGTCAATTAGAAACTATCATCAAACGAACTGATCGTGAATCTACATTAACATCAAAACTTGCAACAGCTATAAGTAATTTGGATCAGATCAAAGTTGCAAAAGAGCAGATGCCAAAGACAAAGATTAAGTATAGAACTAAAGTTGACGAATTGACATTGTCAAAAGAGTTGTTAGATAAAAGAATTGCATCAATGAAGACTGAGATTGATACTGTCGAAAATAAGAAAGCTGAAATTGAAAAGCATATAGCATCAGATTTTGCAACTGAATTAGTAACAGTTGAACGACAAATCAAAGTTATAAATGGTGATGTTTTTACTGAAACTGAAGGTAAGACTGAATGCTCCACTAAACTTGGTTCACTGACATCAAAGTTAGAACAGGCAACTTTAGCAGCTGAAGACGTCAAAACAATAAAAACTGAGATTGCTGAATTGCAAGATGAGCTTAGAATATGTACTGAATTGAGTTTTTCATTTGGTAAAAACGGTATTCAAAAGGATATCATTAATGATAATGTGCCGTTATTGGAAGCAAAGACTAACGAATTTTTGTCAAAGTTTACGGGTAATACAGAATTGCAAGTTAAGTTTGACTTAGATCCAGTGACTAAATCTGGTAAGTTGAAGAAGCAAGGAGGGTTAGATGTAGTTATATTCCAGAAGGGTAAGCCGTCAAGATTGTTGAATATGTATAGTGGTGGTGAAACTGTTAGAATAGTATTTTCAATATTGTTGTCATTGTCATTCTTGTTGACAAAGCGTTCCGGTAAACGAAGTCAGACATTGATTATTGATGAGAGAATAGCAGCATTAGATCAAGAGGGTATTGATCAATTTATTGAGATTATGAGATTTATAGAGAGTGACTATAAGAAAGTGATGTTAGTGTCGCATATAACAGAGTTGAAAGAGTCATTTTCAAGTATGATAAATGTTAGGAAAGATGCTAAATTAGGGAGCAAAGTATTTTACAATTAAAGCTGCTAGTAAGTTTAGTTTTCTTGTTGACGCGCGAATATTTGTATATGCTTGTATCACAGTGGTTATCATATTTTTTATGTGCAGCAATAATTTGCATGCTGACACCGTCAGAAAGACTATTATGATTTTGTTTATGTTCGACAATCATACTTTTGAAAGATTAGATGATGACGTGTTGATAGCAATTAAACGTGCAATAGAGTTATTTGATATTGATTCGTATGGTTGTGTTGGTGTTAAAAATGAGATGATGAATAAGTTAGTAGTTCATGGTAGAGGTGATAAAGATAAGTTCGTTAATGATCTTAATATGTGGGCTGCTAGTTACTGCGATACAATTGACAAATTTCACATTATCACATCTTCGTAAACTTCCTGCCAATTTTTTGCAATAAGTATTCATGATAGATTTTTTGAAGTTGATGGACCCGTCAATTTTGAAGTTAGAGAAGTCTGACGAACAATTTGAAGATGCCGATTGGATTCAAGAACCTAAAATCAATGGTCGACGAATACAATGTTTGATAAATGATGATGTATCTTTTGCTGGTCGATATGGTCGAGAGGGTCACGAAGATATTAGTCTATTGAGATTGAAATTTCGCAGAATATATGAAGATATAGTTAAGATGAAATTGCCAAAGGGAACATTGTTTGATGGTGAGGTTTATTTACCGGGACGGCCTGTAGCTGACACTTTACAAATTATTAATTCAGGTATTGATGATGCAATAACGTTGCAAGAACAATATGGTTTCTTATCGTATGTGATTTTTGATATTATGGCTTTTGAAGATAAATTGTTGACGAGTAAGACATTATCATTTAGGAAATCAAAATTAGCGTCAGTAGTTACACCGACTTGTAATATTGAGTTAATCAGCGGGCTAATTAAGAAGACTGATAAACAAGTCTTTTGGAAACAATTATTAGAATCAAATCATGAAGAGAAGGGCGTAGTATTCAAGTTTGTTGAATCAGAATATGAGAGTGACAGATCGAAGTGGTGGAAGAAACTTAAGAAGTTTGATACATATGATGGTGTGATTACAGGTTTCAATCTCAATGAACAGTATCCTGATGATTTTGTAGCATCAATAAAAGTGAGTCAGTATAGATATAACCGGTTAACACATGTTGCGAATATAAGTGGGTTGACAAAAGAGCAAGCATCAGATTTTAGATCAAAGATTGAGTATTATACTGGTAAAGTAATTCAATTCATATCGGAGTCAAAAACATTAAATAGCTATAAGAATCCAAGATTAGTTGACTCTGGATCTAACTGTTTACGATTGGACAAAGAACCTCAATCTTGTGTATGGGAATAAGAAATGAAATACAAACTAGCAATTATCAGAAATTGTGGTGATTGTAATTGTGCAAGTGGAGATGTATTGAAAGAAGAACCATTTTGCATATTGACTAAGAAACTTATTGTTGATACACATTCTGTTCCAGAATGGTGTCCACTAGAAGATGCAAATATAGACACACTTTCAACTAAAAAGAAAGAAGGGTAAAAATGTTTGAGAAACATGGTGCACCACAACCAATGTCTGTAGTCAATAGATGTTGTATATGTGATAGACCTGCATCAGTTACTAAAGATGGTAAGTTATATTGTTGTGAGTGTTCGCCTGATATTTTGAATTTGAATGATTCACAGACTATCGATAATAGTATAGAACTATGAATAAATCATTCTTTTCTGAATTACCTAAAGATTTGATGACTGATAAAGATAAGCAAACAGCATCAGATACTATATTTGATGCGTTCAATGATGCAAAAATAGATATTACTACTACAAAAAATCGCAATAATTATATCAAGTCTACATTTAGAGCAGTTGGTTTTCGTAAAGAAATCGCAATTGATAATAATGTGTTATCTACATTTTTTTCTGCTGATGAAAATGCAACGTCCAGGTCATTAAGTCATTATGATGATGATGAAGAAGAGAGATTAGCTGAGATTAGATTCATCATTCATAATCTGTTACCAGACTTTGAACGTGACATAATGACATTGATATTTGACTATAATAAGATACAAGAAGATATTGGTGTGATATTGGGCTTGTCACAAGAAATGGTGAATTATTATAAGAAGAGAGCTATACATAGGATATTACATTTCTACAATAATCGCAAGATTGACGTGAATGACATGAGGAATTGCTTGGCACAACACATGTCTAAGCGTCAATTAGAAGCGATGATGTTATATTTCTTAAAGCACAATCAGAGGATTGTATCTAAAGAATTGGGCATATCACAATCTGCAGTGTCAGCTAGATTGAAGCAAGGTCTAAAGAAATTGAAACGAAAAGTGAAAGTAGATGAGAGAGCAGCAAAGTACTATTTAGTGTTTGACAACTTGACGAAGCAAAAGTCATTGTATAGTTCACAGACAAGAATGAAGGTCATGACGCAGGTTGACAACTACGCACAATTTAATGGCAATAGTGATAATGATGAACGAGATCGACAAGTAAGCACAGTGCCTATTAAGACAGTTAGTCATAAGAAGCCGATAAAGCTTAGAAAACTGAGTATAACAAAGTCAAACAATCGTTTACGGCATAAGAAAATTAAGTTCGACCGCATTAAACTTAAAAAGCTCCGTTCTTTCTTCAAGCGATGAAGTTGATCAAAGTTTGATAAACTATCTATATTTGTGAAATCGCATACTTTGTATTTTGTAGTTTTATAGAAAAATACAGGAGGACGTTATGGCAGTTCTTGAACTTAAAAAAGATGGATCGGTCGTTGACGCCATTGTTAATGCAGTTGTAGAAGGTTACAAAGATGACTTGATCATTGAAGAGTTAGCAAATGCAGTTGAGAATGAGACATTGACTAAAGACCAGTTTCAGTCAGCAGTTGATGCTCTTAAGCTTTATACAGCTAGATTTACTGGTTCGATTCAAAGTATTGTTAATTCAATGAGTCAGTTTGAATTTAATGATAAGAGAACAATTCTTAAGAATCGGCCGATGAATTTAGCACAACAAGTTATGCAGGATGTTAAAGGCTTCGATGATGCTTCAAAAGAATTCTATGATGAAGATGAAGAAGGTAATGCAGAAAAAGAAGCTGATATTAAGAAGCCGCAACCACAAGCACAACCTGCACAGCCTAAGCCAGTTCCTGCAAAGCCTGTTCCTGATAAATCGAAATTAGAATTAGAGCCTAAGAAACCTGAAAACGTTCAGAAATCAAAGCCTAAGGCATAACTATGAACGTGCTTGATAGAATTGCTGAAGACCATATTGATCTAATTGCTGGTGAAGTGTTTGAGGGCGATGGTGATGATGCAAGAATGATGATGTCGAGTACAATTGAAGAATGTAAAACTAAAAAGACAGCATCTGCATCATATTCTTTTAGTCGAATACAACAGCCTGAAATGGACATGCATCAAGATATAGCAACGCCTGATTTTTGGACAATTAGTAAAAATCGACTAATTAGAATTGTTCCAACCAAAGTGAAAGGATAACATATGCTGTCAAATCGTGAAGGTCAATCAACATTTCTTGATAATTTAGTCAAAGCTTTGACAAAAGAGGAACACAAAGGTCTTACAAAGACTGCTGCGTCTCTTGTAAATTCAGTGCCTGTCGATGCTGAACCGGTTGAAAAGCTTGAAGCAGATAAAGTTGCTAGTGGAACTCATCCTATTGAAAAGGCAGCTACTGAAAAGGCAGTTATGGAAAAAGCAGCTGCAGAAAAGTTGACATTGCATCAAGTTAGGATTGCTCGTAGAGAGGGACGGTTTGTTAAAGTCGCCGGTCGTAATGATCTTTATCAAGACGCTGCAACTAACGATTTTTGGAAGATATCTGACGACAAACAGTATGCAGTCAGATCATTTGATGAAAACAACGGCTTAGCTTCTGGTAAGTAAAGGATAAAACATGAAAAAAGCACAGATGTTTGATGATCAACGTCAGCCTATGTCACCTTGGCTTGAGAAGTTAGCCAATGATGAGTCACCAAACTTTACAAATGAAGACTTGAAAGATGATACTCTAGCTGTTAAGCATAAAGCTGCTTATACAGGAATATCATCTACTTGGGACAAGTCATCAGCCACAGATTCTACACCGGCACCAATGTTAAGCGATTCAATTCGACATCCAGATAACCGCCCAACAGTGTTAGCATCAAGTGAAAGTATTGAAAAAGAAGCTAGAAAATTATTGATGACAGGGTTGAGTCTTGAAAAAGTAGCATCAGTGCTTAAGAAAAAATATGAATCCATTGAAATCAAAGCATTTGATATAGCTAAATTAGAACCAGAATATGGTAAACTTGGTCATGTTTATGTTGACGCTTCATTAGTCGACACATGTAATGATCTATCTACTCTTTTGAAGAATGCTAGCCATGTTTCAAGTATAGCTATTAGAGACGTTAAACGGTCTGCAAAGTGTAATGATTGTAATTTCAATAAAAGCAACTGCTGTGTTAAACTGGGATTGAACATTGTTGATTCTACTGCTATTAAGACAGCTAGTGAAGCAAAGTTTGTTCTTAATAAGTTTGCGTCGCTTAAATATGTCAATTCGTTTTTCATCAAAGCGTCTGATATTACGAAATATTACAGCAGATTGGCATCTGAAAATCCTGAAAAAGTTGTGAGTGATTTTTTGATTGATGTCAATACCAGAAGAACAGCTAAACAGCATATAAATACTAGATTAGCTGTAAAAGAGACAATTGCAAATGAGCTTAAGAATAAAGAAGCTGCTATTAAAATGGGTAAAGACGACATCGAGATGTCTAACGCATTTAAGCAGTTACTTATAAACAATCCTTCAATTCGTACTGCAAAATCTGAATTGACAAAGAAGTATAGTAATACTAGAGTAGAAACATTCTTAAAAGAAGCTCGTGATGATCTTAAGCGTTACATTAATTTCTTGAGTACAAAGTCGTTGACTGCTAATTCTAGAGATGCAATTACGAAGGAATCTTCATCTACTAAATTGCACAATAAGACATCTGTAGCATCAATTGACAGCGCTACTAAGATGGCGTACACTTTAAAGACACTCAGACAATCAGATGACGCAATCAAGTCTGCAGTATCTAAATCTTATAGTGCTGATGTTGCAAATCACGTTATGGGCAAATTAGCAGCTGATAAAGAAGCTCAGATGCTGGGTCTTACGTATATTGATTCTAATCTATATTCTAATGCAAGTGAATTACAAGCAGTGTTACCGATGTTGAATCGTCGTGCAAATAATATGATTTTCCAAATTAAAGAAGGACCGTTGTGTAAACTATCAGACAATACATCAGGAATTTGTAAGATTACAGGATTAACAATTGTTAAGAATGCAGCTGTGGATACCAAGAAACAAGCTGCAAGTGTTATCGAGCATGCAAAGTCAGTTAATTTAGCGAATAAGTTTGAATTAGATCGAATTGCATCGAAATTAAAGGATTCAAATAATACTGATACAATTCGATATTTCATTGCTGACGTGAATAAGGGTGTAAAGAAAATTAGTTCTTCACTTGTCAAGCAACTTACCGATGTTGCACTAAAATATGCTAAAGACATCAATGTAGTTCGTAAGATTGCATCAACATCGTGGACATCAACATTGTCATTAGTAAGAGTGTTAGAACCCCAAGTTACAAATAAAGTTGCATTTAGTTCAGATGTTAAAGCGATTATTAAGAAAACTGCAAGTGATGTTAGTATGTACATGAAACCTACTAATCAGTATGACGTTGATGTTTATTCACCTGACAAGGATACTGTGTCAGATGTCACACTTGGAAAAACGTTCTGAATTTTTGAATCAACGAAAACGCTTATTGTATAATAATGGCGGTATTGTACAGTTGGGTGATATAGTAGAGTATGACAATAACGAAGGACGTGTCGTTAATTTTGATCGAGAATCTGTCAATATTAGATTTGATGATGGTTCCACAAAAGATTTTGCACAGATGGAAAACATCAAATTGATCAGAAAAAGCGCGTCAGATGAAAAAGTAATAGCTGATATCAAAAAAATTTGGTTCAGTTAAAATATTCAAACAGATAATTGACTATGCGTAAAATTACGGCTATTCCGTCTAAGAAAATAATGTTCAAGAACGTTCCTGTAGCAAGTCTATTTTTCTATAAACGGACATTGTACAAGAAGATAAGTATTAGAGAAGCAAGCTGCTATGGTGGAATAGAACAAATATTTTTTGAACCAGATAAGATTGTACGGTTTATAGCAAAGCAGCATGAAAACATAGCAATTGAGCTTTTCGATAGTAAAAGTCATAAAGAATTACAAAGTTTCAATATAAATGATGCTGTAGAAATTATTAACAGGTCAGTTCTTGGTAAAATAGTATCGGTGAATAAAGCAAGTTGCATGGTACAGTTTAAAGATAAAGGTATTGTTAGTTTTGATGAGTTTCCATTTGAAGAATTGAAATTGGCAATCAGTAAATAAATTGAATCAGATTCACAAGAATAAATTATGAACATAACAGACGTACAGATTATTTTTCCTCATAATAAAGAAGTGAATAGCAAGCTCAAGTGCTTTGCTAATATCATATTTGATGAAGTTTTCATAGTACGCAACGTTCGAGTGATTGAAGGTTCAAAGGGATTTTTTGTAGTTATGCCGAATTTCAAACGAAAAGATGGTAGCTTTCAAGACACTGCTCATCCTATTAACAACACGTTTAGACAATTGATTGATGACAAAGTACTTGAAGCATATGAAAACGCACTTAAACCTAAGATTGAACGAGTAAAAGCTTCACCTTAAGAACAGGAGGGACAATATGAAGACACCGTGCATATCTTTCAATTGTCCCTCATGCAATTCATCATTTGAAGTATTCCTCAAGAAACAGCCAGAATTAATGACTTTTAATTGTCCTACCTGTAAAGTCTCATTGTCATTCTATGATGGTCAAACGACAATCAATGATACTGTGCAAGAACAATTAAGTAAAGTTAAATCACAGTCTGAGATAAATTCGATATTTAATAGTTTAGATAAGAAAATACAGTTAAAAAGTAAACACATAATAACTCATGATGATGTCGTTAATTTTCAGATAGATTTAGCAAGCTGTAAAACTTTTGATGATGTAATGAGATTAATATGCCAGATAGCGTAATTAAAAAGAAGTTGTATGAAGAACAAATTGTACGACAGATTGTTGCTAATGCAGTAGAAAAAGCCATATTGGCAAAAGTTACTAAATTGACTGTTAAGAAGTTTCTTGATGACAATCTATCAACAATTATTGATGAATCTGTCAAATGAGTAGGTATTACCGAATAGTTGAACAGCAAATTGATGTTTTCATAACGATTTGCGAACGATACATTGAGCAGCGCGGTCTTAAAGGTAAAGTCTGGGTCACAAAAGATGAAGAAATGTCAGTTGTTGGAATAGGTGATCCAGATAAGCTCAAACAAAGTAAAGATTACGGGTTTGTGTTTTATTATGAAATGATAATTGGTCGTGATTTACAAGAAGTAGTTGATGAATTCAAGTTTAAGCTAGATCACTTCATAAAGCATGCTAATAGCTCAAGCAGATTCAAAGTATTTCGAAATGAAGAAAATAAACAGCGTAATCAAGAAAATTGAGAATCTGACACTAACACCAGCAGAAATTACTGAGTTAATAGACTCTGCTAATATCACAGATGAACTTATAGATTTCATCGTAAACAAATATAAATATGAGATTGAAAAGAATGATTCATTGAGTCATGTAAGAGATGTTATTGAACTAGTTGATTTGACAAAGTACGACGAAGCAAATATTCACGTTTCAGAAGCTGCTAAGCGCAGC